CCGTAAGGTCTCCCAGATCACGGCCAAGCGCGATCAGTTCCTGGCCCAGACCAAGGACGAGGCGATCCTCACCCTCAACCGCGCCGGCCAACAGGCCGAGTACGAGGTAGGAGGATCAAAGGAAGAGGCCGCACTCAAAGCCGGGGAGGCCAGGGCGGGGCTCGCGGCGACGGCCGTCCGCGCAACTGGATCCCCGCTTCTCGCCCTTCGCCAGGTCGAGAAGGCCGCGCGGGAAGAGCAGCGCGAGGCCGAGCGGGAGGCCCGCTACAACGTCCAGGCCACCGCCATGGGCTACGCGCAAGAGGTTGGCTCGGCCAGGACCGAAGCCGAGCAGAGCATCGAGGACGTCATGGCGGCCAACGCTCTCGCGGACAAGGAGCTCGAGCGTACGCGAGAGGATTCGGAGCTCGCGTTCAAGCAGACCTATGAGAACCTGGAAGCGAGCACCGCCGACGTCGAGCGGCAGGCGAAGCAGGAGACGGCAGAGCTCGCCTACCAGGAGAAGGCCGAGGATACCCAGTACAAACAGGAGGCGGCCCGGATCAAGAACGAGGCGCGCATTGCGGCCGAGCAGCTTGATCGCGACTTGAACACCGCCATCCTCCAGACCGAACAGGCGAAGGAGGACATCCAGGACCAGGCCGACATCCTCACGCAGGAGTATCGCCGCAATCTGGCCGACGCCCAGCGGCACAAGACCAACCTGGTCACGAACCGGAGCTCTATCGTGGCCGCCGCAGGTGTCGGAGCGGTTTCCAGTATCCTGTCCGCTGCAAGCGGATTCATCGACACACTCCCGGCGGCTAAGGCCGTGGTGTAGGGGGAAGCGTGGGTAACTACGACGTCAACGTAGCCGGAATGTGGGCCGAGAGCCTCGACAGCCTCAGTCAGTCCCTGACCGCGTTCTCCTCGCGCCTCAACGAAGCCGACCGCGTCTCTCAGTACTCCTCCGGCCTCTCGGCAATGGACCGCGCCTTCTCTACCTACAACCGCTCCCTGAAAGACAAGCGCTGGGCGAAGCCCGCAGATACGGAGAGCTCAGCAAAGTCAGTCTCCGGAGAATCCGGAGCCTCAGCGCAGCTCACCCTGGGCCAGATCGACGAGCAGTCGCTCACCGCAGACCACGCCGCGCTCATCAGTACCCAGCGGGATTTCATCCGCCAGAACTTCCGCAACAAGGCAGCCCAGGAGCAGCTCCTTTCCGCCCTCGAGCAGCGCTCGGTTCAGCACTATGACCAGGTCTGGGAGCTCTGGAGCACGGAGACGACGCACCGGCTCATCGCCGACAGCGACCAGAACATCACCTACTGGTCCGAGAAGACGGACTTCACTCCGGAGCAGAGGATGCAGCAAGTCGACGCCCTCCTCCAGTCAGACGTCAACCAAGGTCTCCGCCGGGCCGACGATGCCGCAGCCTACTCGGAGAAGGTGAAGCGGGAGATCGAATCCGCATGGGCAGTGGGGACCGCGTTAGAGCAGGCGAAGGCCGCGGGGTGGAACATGCAGGCCGCGGACGCCTGGCTGGACTCTAATACAACTTTCTGGGACCTGGATCCGACGAAGCGCGAAGCGGCCCGGAATGTCGTCCGCCAACGAGTAGAGTACGAGCAGCAGGAACAGAAGCGGATCAACGAGGAGTACGACGCCGAGCAGAACCGCACTCTCGAGGACTTTGATCTCGCCAATTACGACAACATCGACGCTCTCCGCGGCGCCATCAAGAAGCTCCCCGAAGCGCAGTTCCGGATCGCCGGACACCAGACGTACTGGCAAGACCGATGGAACGATCGGGTGACCTTCCTGACCAAACCCCTCCCGGTGGACAAGGGGATCCACGACGATTGGCAGAAGGCGAACGCGAGCCTCCTTCTTACACAGCTCGTACAGGCCCAGGCCGATGGGGTCCAACCGCAGAAACTACGGAAGATGATCGACGAGTACAACGTCGTGAAGGATCCGCAGGGAAACGTCATCGACTATCGAATCACCGGATCAGACCTGCAGAAGCTCTACAAAGACTTCGTCGACCCGAGTTCCAGCGTGGCCTACAAGGAGGCCTCCTCCTGGATCGTCGCCTACGCCAAGGAAAAGAAGCTATCCCAGACTGCGACGGAAGACCTCGTTGCCCGATGGACGGATCTGTACCGCTCGCATCCGGATGCGAGCGAGGACGAGATGCGGAGGGCCGCGGAGGCCCTGGCGACGCCGATCGCCCGACAGGACCTCGAACGGATGTTTAACAAGGTCAACATTCAGGCGATCTTCGGCGATGCCAAGGTCCTCACCACCGCAGAACAGGCGCTCCTTGACGTACAGGAGCGGGGATTCACTTGGCGGTCCACGGAACCCGAGAATCTGACGTATCTGCAGCAGCTCGCGCAGAAGTGGCTCGGGGTAGGCCAGGGACGCTATCCGACGGAAGGTCTCGTCCGGGCCGAGCCGGACATCAATGGCTACTACGGCGTGGGCCGCGGCTCCGAGGGTATCCCCCTTCTCTACAACGAGGCCGGGGATCTCTACCGCTTCATCATCGAGGGCAAGGAGGCGGTTCTCCAGAAGCTCGCAACGTGGCACGACGGGACCAGGGCCTGGGAAGCGGTTACACAACCAGCACCGGCGCCGTCACCCGCGCAAGCTGCAACGGCTGACGCCGTGGCGGCGTCAGCCTCGAGCACGCTCACGGAATCCTCCAAGGCATGGGTGGACGAGGCAATTGCCAGACGCATGAGGATCACGAGAAGGGCACTGCGAGACGCCGACATTGACTCTATCGTCGGGGCCGAGGCAGATCGCTACATCATGGATCTCAAAGCCGCCGGCGACCAGAGGAACGACGCGCAGCTGCGGGATTTGTTCCGAGAACTCGTCAAGCAACGCGCCGCCGTGCAGGGGGGCGCGCAGCCTGCCCCTGCCGCGGCCCCGGAGCTCCGCCTCGAAGACTGGAACAAGGATAGCACCGGCTGGAGGCGCGGTAGTGACGACAGGCGAGCGGATCCGGTTACCGCCCGTATCCTGGACGAGAAGCTGACCGCCCAGGCGGCGCAGGTGGGCAAGTGAGCAACGAGAACCAGTACCGCGGCCTGCTTGATCTGCCGGCCGCCGACGCCGGGTTCGACGAGGAGGAAGAGGAGCGGAAGCGCAAGGCCGCGCTAACCCCCGCCATTCCCCCAACGACCCAGCGCGAGGATCCGTACCGCGAGCTCCTGGGCCTCGAGACAAGCCCCATGTACCAGCGGAGGTACGGGTCACCCAAGATGGGAGAGGACGATCAGCGGAGTCTGTTCGAGACCATCGCCAACTCCGACGATCCCGTCGAGTTCATAAATCGGATCAACACCTCTCGCTACCTCGCACAGACCTTCGGTGTTGAGCAGGACAAGGCATTTGCCAACCTGGACGAGATATCCCAGTACTGGATGGGCAAGATCGTGCCTCCGCGGACCCTCTTCCAGAACGTCCGAGCGGCGTGGCAGTCGGGAGAACTGAACTGGGAGATGGGCATCCTCGCGAAGCAACTGAAGGACAAAGGGGGAACCGATGCGGCGATAGAGGCGAAGATCGCAGCGATCGAGCAGCGGATGCCGGTCATGGAGAATATCCCGCGCCCCTGGTTGCAGAATGCTCTGATCTGGACGGCACAGTCCGCCCCGGCGATGCTGTTGTCCTTCGCCCAGGGCGGGACGCTCGGAATGATGACTGGAGCCACGGCTGGCCTCGCCCTGAACGCCAACCCGGCCGGAGCCATAGGAGCGGCGGCTACCGGAGGTCTATCGATCCCCGCGATCACCGCGGCCATGGCTTCCGTGGGATTCGTGACGGGGACGACGAAAGCCAATCAGGACTATACGGAAGGCCTTTCCTATCTCGATATGAGGAAGAAGGGGGTCCCGCACAGCATCGCGGCTCCTCTCTCGCGGCTCGACGCTCTCGTGCAGTCCACGCTAGAAACCGCGCAGCTCACCGCGCTCCTCCCCAAGATTCCCGGCATCGGTCAGGCATTCAGCGGCGCCGCCTCTGAGGCCGTCAAGAAGCTCATTATGGGCGGAACGCTGAGCACGATCACCGGACGCATGGTCCTTCGGATGGCCGGAACTGGAGCAGAGGAAGGCCTCGAGGAAGGACTGCAGGAGATCTCCTCGATCCTGACCGAACAGGCCGCGCGAGAGCTCTCAAAGAACCAGGGTATCGCGACGCAGATTCCGGCTGCCGAGTGGGACGCGGCATTTGAGCGAGTCGGCCAAGCCATGTACCAGGGTTTCTCCGCGGCGATCATCATGGGCACGCCGAACGCCGTCATCAGCATCAAGTGGGACATCGTCCAGCAACAGAACCTTCACCAGGCCGCGCGGGTCATCGGCAACAAAGAGACCTTTGTCGACGTAGCCGAACAGGCATCGCCTAAGCCCGAAGGCGTCACGGGATCCGACTACCGTGAGGCCCTGGGCACGATCTGGGAGCAGGAGCAGACGCGCAGGACCGCGGAGGCCGAAAAGCAGGCCGCACCGGCGTCTCCGGTGCAGGAGGCGCGGACGCCGGAGGGACGTCTCGTCGCAGAAGAGACGACCCTCGAGAGCACCCGCGAGGGGACGATGGCCCTCCTCCGTGTCGGTAACCCGAAGACTCAGGAGCGCTACGGATACGTTCGCTACGAGCAGACTCCGGAGCGGATCTATGTCGAGGACCTCGTGAGTGAACAGGGGGACCGGTCGCGAGACATGATCCTCGAACTCGCGGCGCGCAATCCTGGCCTTGAGATCCAGTGGGATCCGACCGACGAGGCCGGAGCCGCGCTCAAGGAGGAGCTCATCGCGCAGAACCCCCGCGGGCCGGAAGCCGGCCTGCAGTGGTTCGCCGAGGAGGAGACCGCGACAGAGGAGCAGCCGGGAGTCGAGGGGCCGGCGCCCACGGCGCTCACGCAGGACATCTTCCGCCGCCAGCTCGTCGAAGGTTTCGGGCTAAAGGAGGAAGAGGCCACACCGTTCGTGGTGTTCAACGAGATCCTCGCCAAGAACGAGGGGATCCCCGTGGCGCAGTGGCTCAACAAATACTTCGAGCCCCAGGCCGTCGAGCGCGGGGGAACTCTCTCCAAAGAGGTTGCAGCGCACGGGGCCATTGCCGCGACGGGCTTCCGGGTGGCAGGGCAGGCGATAAACCCGCTCGACGTCGACCGCGAGGAGTACAAGGGTAGGGTCAGAGCGGTCTTCGCGGCCCTTGAGGGGGCAGACTTCCACGTTGCCACGCACGAATACTTTCATGCCGTCGAACGGTTGGCGTTGAACAAGGAGCAGATCGCGGGTTTCGAGCAAGCCCTCGGGAAGCTCCGGCAGACCTGGACCGATCAGGACCTTGAAACCCTGGCGGACAAGTTCGAGGACTACCTGGGCACCGGGAGGGCGCCGACGGAGGGTCTCCGGAAGATCTTCGAGCAGATCGCCGCGATGCTCACGAAACTCGTGAGCTACATTCGGGAGCGACCCATGGGGAAGCGGACGCTCTCGCCGTCTTTTATCGAGGCCTATGACCGGATTTTCCAGCAGCCCGATAGCGGTCTCGCTACGGCCGCCACGACGCCGACGACTCCGACCGCTACCTCGGAGGTACAGGCGCCGACGCAGGTACAACGCCAGGTGCAGGAGGACCTCTTCGGAGAGACCGTGTCGCCCGAGATCGCCAAGCCTGTCACCGAGGCCGAAAGCGTTACCTCTATCGACCTCTCCGCGGTGCCGGCTGTTGATCTTCCGGTGGGGGAGTTGACTCTGTCCGCAGAAGTGCCCAACTTCAAGGAGGGAGCGAGCGCCGAGGGCGTAGTAGAGCCTATCTCCGGAGAACGGTACGAACGGCTGGGAACTGCTCCGATCGTCGTATGGGAGCGGACCGACGGTCGACGCGAGGTCATCACTGGACGTCACCGGCTGGACCTAGCGCGCCGGCTCGGAGAGCAGACGATCCCGGCGCAGGTGGTCCGTGAGGCCGACGGGTTTACCGCGGCCATGGCCATGATGTTCGACGCGGAAGCCAACATCCGCGACGGACAGGGGAGCATCAAGGACTATGCGAACTACTTCCGTCATTCTGCCATTTCCGAGGAAGAAGCATCCCGCAGAGGACTTCTTGGTAGAGACAAAGGCCGAAAGGGCTTCGCGATCGGCCGCTATGCCTCCGATGGTCTCTATACCCTCTACCGCAACGGTCAGATCGGAGAGGAAAAAGCCGCTGCCATAGCGGCTGCCGCACCCAACAACGACGCCCTGCAGGATGCGGGGATCCTTCGCGCAAAGGAGTTGACGGCCGCAGAACTCGTCAACTACCTGGCGATCCTCCAGAAGCAGACGACCGGAGTACTCGAGGCTGAACAGGGGGACCTGTTCGGCCGCAACGAGTCGTTCATGGTTGCCGCGGAAGCGGTAGCCAAGGAAGCCACGAAGAAGCAGGCCGAGCTCCGAGCGGAGCACGCTGCCCTACGAAGTGCTCTCCGCCTCTCGAAGGGGGAACAGGCCAAGGTTGTCGAGCGCTACGGGTTCAAGGCTGGAGACACCGCGGGGATACAGAAACGCCTAGTCGAGCTCGAGGACGAGATGCTCGCCTGGTCGAACTGGACCTCGAGCCCCGAGAAACAGGCGGAACTCCGTGACCGCGCCGGCATGGGAAAGGGAAGCCTTGAACTCTTCGGCCAAGCGGCGGAGATCCCGGCGGGAGCCGAGGAGGCGCCGGTCCTCTCGTTCGAGGAGTACAGCCTTCAAGAGGGTGTCCCTTCGGGAGCTCCGTCTTTCCCCGAGGCGCATCGGGCCCCGGGCGGCGTATCGAAGCAGTCCGCGAAGGCGATGCAGGGGAGGATCATGGAGGCCTCCGCGTCCTGGGAACGCGATCGCGACAGAGTCCGTGCCGAGTATGCTGCGAAGGTTGCCTCCGGAGAGATCGTCGAACCCGACCGGATTACACAACTCGAACGCACGGCCGAGGGCGAGGGGGAGGCCGCCGAGGCCGCCCGCCGGGTGCTTGATCGCCGGCGCGAACGTGTAGAGGGACAGGCGTCCCTGTTCCACACCGAGGCTTTCCACGGTACCAAGGTGGTATTCTCGTCGTTCGATCCCTCCTTCATGGGAACCGGAGAAGGGGCCCAGGCCTATGGCTGGGGCACGTATGTCGCCCAGGAGGAAGGAACCGCCCGGCACTATGCCGAGGTAATCGCGGCATCGGTAAAGACCACGCCCCAGCTACACATCAAGCTGGCCGGCAAATTCGATGAGATCGTAGGAACAGAAACCATCGCCTGGGCAATCGGGGGCCTTCCGCAGGGGGTGAACTCCGATACCGTCCAGAGCTGGGCACGCACCAGCAAGGCGTTCCTCCTGGAGCGTTTGACCGTTCATCGCGACCGCATGCAGGCGATTGAGGATACCTGGATCCGCCTCGACAAGGAGTACGCGCAGGGGCTCCATGGCGAGGTCAAGGAGATGCCGGTGGATCTGGCCGAACGCTGGGAGGCCAACACCGCGCGACTGAATACCTTAGATCACGCCGTACGCCTCATAGAGCGGGCTTTCGAGATTTCGGTCAAGGTTACCCCGAAGCCGCCCAGGGTCCTCTATCGGGTGGTAGTCAACCCCGGGGCAGATGATGTCTGGATGGACTGGAACAAGGAGATCGGTTCAGAACTGGCAGAGCGCATCAACGCACAAGTCAGAAAGGACCACGCCTGGCGAGTAGGGGCATCCGGCAATTTCCTCCTCGCAAGCCATACCGGAGAACAAGCGCTAAGGGCCGCCGAGAACGTAGCGGGAGGAGCTCGAGCCGGGGCGGAATTGCTGGACCGTGCCGGCATCACCGGGACCCGAATCCCGAAGAGCTACCAGAGACGCGGACCGTCCGCCGGAGCTCCCTATAACTACGCTGTCTTTAACCCCTTGAAGGTACGGATCGTCAACACGCTACTGTTCCACCCAGACGGAGGCGATCAGGCCAGCCAGACCTTCGGAACGGATCCGGAGAAACCGCTGGTTGAGCAGGCGAAGCTCTACCCGAGCGCAGCGGACTTCCGTTCCGCTATGGAAGCGATAGAGTCCGAGGGTCTTCCCGGAGCCGACGTTGGCGACGCGGTCAAGGCGGAATGGTATCAACGGATGTGGGACCGCGCGCATCCCTTCATCCCCCTCGCCGCCGAACGCGCGACCAAGGACTTCCTCGAGCTTCTGCAAGCGAAGAACAACGCGGCCCTGTGGTCATGGCTCCGCGAGGCTCGGAAGCAGGAGAACACAGGATTACTACCTCCGGCGCTCGCGGCTCTCGTCGGAAAGATGAGCTCTGGCAAGATGCCCGCGGACACCTCGGTACAATCGGCCTTGCGGGCGATCCGGAGGGATGGGCGAAAGTTCCGGGCAATTTACGCCACCATGATGGGTGACGCCGCGATGCAGCAGCAGCTCGAAAGCGAGCAGGGCTCTGCTCCCGTGGAGGGCGAGCTCGGCGGGATCCCCATGCCGGAGATTTCCGCCGAGGAGTCATCTCCCGACGTACGCCAGGCGGCCGCCGCAGACGTGGAGGATCCGGAACTCGCCGCGGAGATCCGCACCGGTACCCTTACCGAAGCCGACCTGGAGAAGCGCGAGACCGCGACCCTATCCGACCTGGCGGAGCTCCGGAAGAACCAACAGGAGAAGCTCACCGAGGCCAGGGTCAAGGAAGTGGCCGACGCAATCCGCGCAAAGGAGAAGGAGCGGAGGGCCCTGCAGCGTGTGCGAGCCGCAAAACGGAAGCTCGCCGAGCGCATCACCCGGCCGCCGGGTCCGTCGGTCGACTTTGAATACAAGGAGATGATCCGGATCCTGGGCCAGCAGGTGGATCCCCACTTCCGTGGCGAGAAGACGCTCTACCGTCGCGAGCAGTCCCGGGCCTTCTTCGAGGCAAACCCGGAAGCGCGCGCCGTCCTCTCCGAAGAAGAATGGAAGCGCATCCAGAGCAAGAGTCTCAATCAGTGGAGCATGACCGAGCTCGAGGACCTGGCCGAGCAGCGCAAGGATCTGGAGCGGCTGGGAAAGTTCAAGCGCGGACTCCTCGTGCGGCAGGAGCAACGCTACCGCAAGGACCAGCGGAATCTAGTGCAGTCTACCGTACTACGCGGCAAGGAGCCGACCGAGGCCGTCGGCGCCGCGAAGCCGAGCTCTAGTTTTGTGCGGGGCCTCCTGTCAACCATAAAGCCCGACCGCGTGATGCTTCTACTCGATGGCGGGAAGCCGGGCGTCTTCACAAAGATGCTCGACGACTACAATCGAGGATGGAACCAGAGCGAGCGGACCCAGCGGAAACGCCGTGAGCCGATCATCGAGCTCATGGATCGGCTGAAGGTCACCCCTGACCGATTGTCTGCAAAACGGCTCTCGGGATATACATGGCTCGGCCAGGAGATCGACATTGATGGCTTCCGCTACGGCCAAGGCACATGGAAGGGCAAGGCGCCGACCCTTCAACAGGTCATGTTCTGGTACCTCGGGATCGAGAACGAGCGCACGGCCGCGGCCCTCACCCAGGGCAACAACATTCCGCTGGAGGTGATCGAGAAGGGGATCGGCATGCTCTCCCCGGAGGCGAGGGAGCTAGCCGATGCTATGGGTGCCGACATGGAACGTAGTTTCCCGAGGCTGCGGCAGGCCTTCATCGAGCGCTTCAACATGGATCTTCCCGGGGAAGACCATTACGTCCCGCACCGGAGGATGGAGGCTAACTACAACGAGCGGCAGACGGAGGTTGTCGCGGATTTGGTTGCGCGGAACGGACTCGGAAAGCAGTTCGTTGCCAGGCATCCCACCTTCGAGCGGATCGATGTACCCGACTACTGGCAGACGCCGATCAGGACGGAGCTCTTCCCGCTGTGGCTCCAGAGCATGGAGGAGACGGAAGGATTTATCACCCTGGACCTTCTTGTGAAGCGTATGCACGGAATCCTCGAGGATCCCGACACGCGCCAGGCTATCACGCAGATCCACGGGACCGCGGTCACCCGGTGGTTACAGGTGTTCACGAACAACCTCGCGCGTCCTGACATCTATGGGAACCTCACAGGGCTTGATCGCCTGCAGCGCACGCTCCGGCAGAACGTCGTGATTGCCTACCTAGGCTTCAATCTTTTGAGTGCGGCCAAGAACCTGACGACGATCCTGCCCTATCTCGCAGACGCGGGACTTCCCCACCTGGTGAGCGCGGCGGGCCAGTGGCTGGCCGGCAAGGCGACGGCCGTAGCGAGAGGAGACATCCTCTCCAACGATCTCATGCGGTTTGTCAAAGATCGGAGCGAACTCGTACGCAACCGCTCGATCTCCGCGGAGTTCGACCTCCTGAAATTGAGCAACGGCAACCTGTGGAACGACATCAACCGCAAGATAGGTGCCGCCGGCATGAAGCTCTTCGAGGTGATCGACATTACCTCTATCACGATCGGGTGGAAGGCCGTCTATGACCGGGCGTTGAAGGAGAACGGAGGCGATGAGGTAGCAGCGGCCGAGGCCGCCGACAAGTCCACTATCCGAGGACAACCGTCCGGACGTGTCCAGGACGTCGCGGAGATGTACCGCGGGGCCGACGTAACGCGGTGGTTCACGATGTTCACCTCGGCGCTCAACAGTCTTTGGAACATTGCCCTAGTCGACGTGCCCCTGGCGGTCAAGAACCGGCAGATCATGCACGCCGCGGGAAATCTCACGGCAATGATTCTGTCGGGAGTTGCTATCGCAGTCGCGAGTGGAGCCTTGTCAGAGGACGATCCCGAGGAGAGGAAGAAGAGACTGCGGGCCGGCGCTTGGGTGCAGTTTGTTGACATGCTCCCCTACGTCGGATCGGACATCTCGGCGATGATTCAGGGACGCCCTACGGGGCAGGGGGTGAAGTTCTTCCCCGGGATCGAGGGTGTCGCGTCCTCCGTGAAGGCCATTCAGGACGGCGACATAGAGAAGGCGGTCCGCGGTTTGTCCGAGGGCCTTTTGTTCGGAGCCGGCCTTCCGGTCACGGGTCCGAAGCGCCTCCTGAAAGCGCTCGAGAGCGGAGAGGTCTCCGACCTCATGGGGTGGAAGTAAATGCCAACACGCGCGACGACCCAGGACAGTAGCGGGGTATTCGGTCGCTTCCAAGACATCGAGGTGACGGGGCAGGTCATCGGGCCCCAGTTCTCGCGGATCTTCTCCGCCATCGACGCCCTGGTCGCGCACAACGAGATCGTAACACTTGGTAACAGCGTATTGCGCGGTCTCGACCCGATCCCCGCCGCCTCCGAGCTCTTCGACTTGTCGCAGCCGGATTGCGTGTCCTCCCTCGGGCGTCGCCCGAGCACGAAGGAGATCACCTACGAGCCCGGGCACCTCTACGACGAGGTCGGCACGGAGTACAACAACGCGCTCGCGAAGTTCCCGGGGCGGGGAACCATCGGCTGCTTTGGCGCCACGACGAACTTGGTTCAGAGCCCCGAGGATCTTACCGACGCCACCTACTGGACTCCGACCTCGGCGACGGCCGCGGCGTCGGCGTATTCCTGGCGTGGGCGACCGTTCACGCTCGTTACCGCGAGCGCCAGCACAGCGGGCAACGTCACGCAGATCCTGGCGGCGACGAGCGGACAGATCCATTGCTTCAGCGTCACCGTGCGAAAGGGCTCGGGCGCCACCTCGCAACTGCTGATCCGGGACTCCTACGCTGGCACCGTCCGCGCCAACGTCACCATCACGTGGGCGACGGCGAGCGCGGCGGCAGCTACTGGGACCCTGTTCCGCGCCGACTTCTACGCCTCCGACACCATCTGCGAAGTCGTGGTTATCGGCACGGCCGTGGGATCTGCTACCCCTGTCGTGACGTTGCGGCCGGACACAACGGCCGGTACCGGGACCGCCTACTTCACGGCGGTGCAGGTAGAGGACAAGGACTTCGCCACACCCTACATTCCAACTAGCCGATCGGATCACAGTAGAATCGTGTACTCTATCGACCCAGCCGGAACTGGAACCATTGAACTGCGGCTCCGGCCGTGGCATACGTACGACATCGCCGACAGGGATAAGTACGTCTTTGTGCTCGGAGGCACCGGCGCGAGCATAGCGAATACGGTGTCGCTGCGCTACGACATCGCCACCGACAAGTACATCGCCCTGATCTATCAGGATGCCAGCAACTACCGCTCCGTTGCCTCCGACTCCGCCTTCGCCACCAATGCGAGCCTGTGGGCGTGGCGACATCTCAAGGTGGTGTGGGACATCCCGAACCAGACCATCCAGCTCTTCGTAGACGGCGCTGAGCAGACGACCGCGGCATCCGCCGGAACCGTGTCGGGCATGACGTACAATGCCAACGCCCTGATAGTTGGCGGGTTGGGAAACTCCGTAGCGGTGTCCCTCAATGACTACGTAGCCAATGCCCTCATCACCGACTTTCTCTACCAGCCCAGCACCGAGGACACCTCGACCACGCACTACACCGGTGGCGTCCCCTGGTACGACACGTCGGAGGTGACGAACAAGTACCAGAGCGTCCGCATCAACCGCTACGGCATCAGGCTCCACAACGCGAACATCGGCATCACCGACGATCTCGGTCGCTACATCGGGATCTCCCCCGCTGAGGGCCTGCTTGCTCGCGACGCCGCGGGCACGACCATCCACGACATCCCCACTGCGCCGATCCTGTCGGACATGAAGTACGGCGGACACATCCTGTGGCGAGATTGCGGAACGTACTTTTCGAACCTGGCCCTTTCCTACACCGACACCCAGACCTCCAGAGTCGCAAGCTCGGCCGTGACGAACGTGTCCCTGGCGTCCGTCTTGCCTCCAGGGCTATCCAATGCAAAGGGGCTGTTGGTTTCGTGTGAGATATACCTCTCTGCCGCGGCGGCAAAGGTTGCCGCGGGTTCGTGGTTCGATGCGTACCCGAGCTATGCGACCTCCTACGGGGCGTCGCCGGCGGTAGGGAACTTTCTCGGCTACAGGCGGTACGCGGCCCCGGTGGCCACAGTTGCGGTATATGATATCTACCAGTTTCATGCTCTCGTTCCCGTAGTGTGGTCGGGAGGCGTACCATACGTAACGTGGTACTTCACGATGAACTTCGGCGCGGCCGGGGCACACCCAATGGCCGCCGGAAATGCGAACTACCGGGCCGACGCGGCCCTGTACGCGCTGGGATTGTTGGTATAGGAGACTCGGATGAAGCTGTGGTTCCACGCAGTCAGTGACAACGAGAGCGAAAGACGATGGGCGCTGTGTTCGCCAGGTCAAGACTGGTTCGAACTCGAGCGCGACCTTGGGACAGGAGAGACCGCGACGATCGTCGACGGCAAAGCGCAGATCCGAGCGCCAGAGGTGGACGCCGAGGCCGAGGCCCGCGCCGCCAAGCGCGCGGCGATACAGGCAGCGCTCCCGGACATCCTGCTCGCAGCGGCAGAGGGCAAGGATATCGGAGAGGAAGTACGCAAGGTTCTCAACGCATCGAAGCAGCCAGCAGGAGGAACACACCAATGACAGACCGCACCCACGCGCCCGCGGACGGCATGAAGATCGTCCTCTTCGTGACCTCCATCATCCTGTTCGCGGCAACGATCTGCTCCACAACCCTGGCGATCCAGGGCAGCAGAGACAGGACGGTACTGACGGTGCAGATCGACAAGATCCTCACCGTCATGGACCAGATGAAGGCGGTAGACGCCGGACTCGCGAGCCAGATCGCGGCTGTCCAGGGAGTGAGTGAGAAGGACATCGCGGAAGTGAGATCCTCGACGGCGGGAGACATCGCGCTCATCAACCAGCGCATCGAGACGATCTCCCAGCTCCTTGCCGAGATCAAGTCGATAGTGCTCAAACGGTAGGAGGTAGACCATGATCGTAGGCGCCGCACGGTGGGCCGAACGTACGACTTGGTACATCCAGGACAACGACATCCTCGAGGAACTCCGGAGGAAGCTCGGAGACACCCACGTCCGCCAGAGTTGCGGGTCGGACGCCGCGTGCTCCTGCCTCGAGGCTGCGGGGTGGGATCTCTCCGGTGCCCTGGCAACGCGAACGCCGGCGGGGTACGTGGCGCCTCCGGATGACCTCATCACGGAGTACCTCAACAACCCTCGCAACTACGACCTCCTCCGGCGCGAGACCGGCATCGACCCGACGCTCCAGCCCAACAACCGACACGCCGCCATGCTCGTGATAGCGGCCCGGGAACTCTGGGGGATCCAGGGCTCGCGCGCCATCGATCTATCCGCGGCCAGAATCGCCGACCACCTGGGGCGGCATTGCGCCGTGCAGGCCTGTCTCACGCCGCCGGGGCACTACATCGCGGTGGTGGCCTACGACAAGGCGACGGGCGAGATGATCTACAACGACTCCTGGCACACGCGAAAGCCGTGGTGGCAGGGCGACGGCTTCAATCGGCGGATGACGTCGGAGGAAGAGGTGAGCATCGTGGCCGAGGGCATCGTCTGGCCGCCGCCGGTATGAGAAGACGCAGGGTAGAGCAGCGGTAGCTCGCCAGCCTCATAAGCTGGAGGCCGCGGGTTCGATCCCCGCCCCTGCAAGAGGAGGTGCGTATGTCGGACACGATCCCGTCCTCGGCGGTTCCCGAGGTGGTAGCAGGGGAGAAGGAGTCGGCGACGCTGACCCTCATCAAGATCGGAGGGCCCGTGCTCGCCTCCGTGCTGATCCTGGTGTCGGCGATCATCTCGCTCGCGTTCCCCGACAGAATGCCGTCGTGGATGGCAGCCCTGCCGATCCTGGCCGGGCTGGACGCCGCGATCATCGCGGCTGCTTTCGGTGGCCCCGCTATCAAGAGGGCACAGGAGTCGCGCGGTGTCCAAGGCGGGTAAGGTCCTCGCGTGGGCGGGGTGGATCCTGGCGGCCGTCGCGCTCATCGTCGTGTGGGCGCTGACGGCCGGCCGGGCCTCCGGTATACTGGCGCTACTCGGCCGACTACGGCCAGGAGGTACAAAGGATGTTGGCGAAGATGCACGATCCGCGGAAGCTGCTGCTCTCGACGGTGCTCCTCCTGCTGACGTGCTCGCTCGCGCGGGCGAGCGAACCGGAACCGACATCCCCGGAGCCGTCGCTGCTGCATCTGACCGAGGCGGAGATCGTCTCGATACTCGGGCCCGAGGAGTCCTACAGCGTGCCCGAGATCGCAACGATCGTGCTCGAGCTCCAGGCGGAGGCCCGCGAGGAGATCCGGCTGTCGGCGGAGGAAGCGGCGGCTAAGGCCGTAGCGCCGGTGCTCGTGGATCTCGCCGGTATCACGGCCGAGCGAGACTCCGCGCTCGGGAAGGCGGAAGCCTGGGGTATCGGACTCGCGATCGGCGTACCGGCCGCGGGAATCCTGGGGGCCCTGCTGGGCTGGGGGCTGCGCGCGCTTCTACATCCGGGGTAGCTCGCGTGCCGGGCGCACGAGGAGTAACGGGGCCGCTCTCCAGGGAGGGCGGCCCTTGCTGCCTTCACGGATTGTGGAGGGCGTCTTCCCACTCGGTGCCGTCGTCGAAGGCGATCCAACTGAGCCCGCTGTCGCCGATGCTGTCGGGGACTCCGGACCCGCCCAGGGTCCACGATGTCTCGACGAGCTCGGCCCCCGGTCGAATCCATGCCGGAGTGAGTTCGCCGACAAAGTAGGGGGAGCCATCGAAGAGGATCGGATCTCCGGAGTCGTCCAGGATCTCGACCCAGAAACGGAAAGCGTCAACGGTCCTGACGGTATCGTCGTTCCGGAAGCGCGCAATAACGCAGTCGGCTCCGTCGATGTCGGTCCCGAGGCGGATCGAGGACATAATAAGGGGAGAGGGAAGCAGCTCCGCGAAGACGGCGCCGACGTTCATGTCGGATTCGACTCTGAAGTGCGTGGGGTTGGTGGTGCCGGAGATGTCGCCGGCCCACGCCGAGAACACATAGCCGGCCGCGGGCGTTGCCATCGCCACTACCAGCCGGTAATAGCCGTACGAATCCTCTTCCGGCGAGAGGGTTACCCCTCCGTGCTCGGAGGCGACCAGAGAGACGGAGTACGCCTCCGTGGGCGTAGAGGGATCGCACGCGGCGACGCAGAGACTCGCGACCAGGACCAGAAAGAGACCGTACTTACGCATCACGTCCTCCTACACAGAATCTACCGCGCCCCGGGCGGCTCGACAATATGAGCCTGAAAAAAAGTGACCGCCCCTATTGACAGTCGTTCTCTTTCCGTCCTATAGTCTCCCCATGGCACAATCGATCCGCAAGAGACCGGCCGCCGGACGCACGCAGGCATACGTCCCATTCTCCGAGGCCGACCACAAGGCGCTCAGGGATTACTGCCAACGCGAGGGGCGCAAGAAGGGTTGGGTCATCCAGCGCGCGGTGCGCGAGTACCTCGAGCGGCAGAACGCCGGGGTCGTGGCGTGAGCAAGCCCATCCACATAACGTTCCCACCCGACGAGCTCGCCGCGATCGAAGCGCAGGCGGACCGGGAGCTCCGGTCGGTCCAGAACCTCATCAGGTACGCCGTCCGCGCCCACATGGCCCGTATCCGAAAACCGCCCCAGGAGCGGGTCCGCGACACATTCCCCGTCCCCCAGGGGGAAAACCCCGTGGTTGTACAAACAGAGGCCTCTGGGGGCAATCTGGCGGGAGCCCGGGGGGGCGCGAAATGACCGACGCCGAGGTCGAGCGTTCTGCTACCGCATATCTGCGCCTGAAACCGGACGTCCCGTTCTGGCGCTTCCTCATCCTCTGGCACTCGGCGCGCAACCCGCGCCGGACCGCCCCGACCCATTCGGGCCCACTCAGCCACCGGGAGAGAAAGGAGGTCTACCTGCCGAAGCCCGGATCGCCGTCGCGATCCGCCTGACCCGTCACACGAAAGGAGACCCGTATGGCGGCACTCATCGAACTGAGACTCTCGGTAAGGGGCGTTTGCGTAGTAGTACGCGCGTCCGTCAATCGGTCAGATCCCTCGCAGGACATCACGATCCCCTACGTCGCCATCGACTCGATTCGCCTCGCGGAGGCCGACGCCAACCTCATCCCGCTTCTCACCGGCACGACCCTCGCGGATATCGAACACGCGATGCGTCAGTGGGCGCAGGTCAGGGAGCGCCTCGAGCACCTGCCCGAGCCGGTCCCTGCCGAATCGGTTCCGTTTTGAAGGGGGATGCTATGGACGAGTTCATTGTCCGCAAGGCCACGCGGTCGCAGGTCAATCTCCTCATGGCGCTCATCAGCCCCTCCGGAGGCGGAAAGACCTACTCCGCCCTCCGCATCGCTCGGGGCCTGGTTGGGCCGGAGGGTAGGATCGTTCTGATCGACACCGAGAATCGGCGGTCGGAGATCTACGCCGACGAGTTCGCTTTTGACATCGTCGAGTTCGATCCTCCGTTCCCCCCGGAGCGGTACATCGCGGTCCTCGACGTCGTCGAGGCCACGAAGCCCGACTGCATCATCGTCGACAGTACCAGCCACGAGTGGGCCGGAAAGGGCGGCGTCATGGAGCTCGTGGATAAGGTGCAGGCCACGAGCAAGGCCGGTAAGTTCGCGGGATGGGCCGAACTCACTCCGCGCCACAACTCCTTCCTGGATCGCCTGATCCGGTGCAGTACCCACCTCATCGTCTGCCTCCGCGGGAAAGACGAGTACGTCCTGGAGGACAACGACCGCGGCAAGAAGGACGTGCGGAAGATCGGCGTGGGCCCGCAGCAGCGGCCCGGCATCGAGTACGAGTTCTACGTCTCGCTCCTCATCGACCAGGACACGCACTACGCCCACCCCATGAAGGACAACAGCCACCTCTTCGAGCACCGCCTGGACATCCTCACGGAGAAGGACGGACAACGCCTGGCCGCCTGGTGTGCAAACGGAGTCAATCCCGTCCAGAAGGCCCGACCTGACTACCAGGCCCTCGATGCTCTCCTCGTAGCCCACGCCGAGAAGATCGGGGAGGAGAAGCTATCCGAGACCAGGAAGGCCATGCTCCTCCACAACGCCGATGTGCCGTGGTTGCGGTTCACCGCGCAAAAGATCGAGAAGGCGCACGGGCCCGCGCCGACAGGCGATCCCGTCAAGCCGGTGCCCGTTGAAGCGGAAAAGGCCCCGGCTGAGGTGCGGGAAGGCGCGCCGTCGGATAAGCAGGCCGCTGTGGATCCGAAGGATACGCCGGAGCCCGAGCCCGGAGAGCCGGAGCCGCCCGCCGAGGAGGAAGGCGAGCCCGACCAGAATGTTCCGCCCCCGCAGCCTCCCGCGAACGGCAAGAAGCGCCCGCAGGACCAACAGGAGGTATTCGACGAGATCATCGCGCTCACGCAGGCGCGGGTGACGAGCGACGGCGAGCGGATCTCCATCCGTAACCGCATCCACGACGCGAAGACCGTCGAGGCTCTGGTCCGCATCAAGGAGGACCTCGCCCAGAAGAAGACCCCAGAGGAGCGGATGGTATCGCTCGCGAAGGAGATCGGGACGCTCTCCCAGGATCTCCCGACCGCCGGGGAGTACGCCAAGCGGTGTCTCGCCGCGAAGACCCCCGACGACATGTACGCGATCTACCGGGAGCTCATGGACAAGGTCGCGGCGCCCCGGGGCGGGAGCACGCGAGAGCGTGACATGCAGAAGCTCGCCGACATCAAGGCCAAGGCGGAGGCGGGGACCGCGAAAGAGAAGCGCGAATGCGTCGGGGCCAGGCAAGGAGCACTGATACCCGACGCCGGCGAATACGGCGACTGAGGAAGGGAGAAATCATGTCTGACAAAGCACAGAAGAAAGACCGGGGGCACCAGGTCTACAAGCTCGCCGACGGGACGCGGGTCCCGGGCGTGAGCACGATCTGCGACGTCATGGACAAGCCCGCTCTCGTACGGTGGGCGAACAACCTGGGGTTGCAGGGGATCGACTCGGCGAAGTACGTCGACGCCCTGGCCGACTCCGGGACCCTGGCGCACTACATGGCGGAGTGCTCGCTCATCGGCGCAACGCCCGACCAGGACTACCTCGACGAGTTCTCCAAGGTCGACCACGACCGCGCGGAGACATCGCTGATCAAGTTCTGGGACTGGCAGAAGGCGCACGTGATCCGCGTGATCGGCCACGAGATGCAGCTCGTCTCCGAGACGCTCCGCGTCGGCGGTACCCTCGACATCTACGCCGAGGTTGACGGCCCCTTGACCCTGGTCGACCTCAAGACCTGCAAGGCGCTCTATGGCGGCGCCGACGAGAAGTGGACACAACTCGCGGGCTACATCCTCCTCCTCGAGGAGAGCGGGCGCAAGGTGGAGGACGCGTACATCCTCCGGATCGGCAGGGATGACAGCGAGGGCTTCGAGTACGCGCGGATGCCGGATCGGAAGGGGCACGAGGAGCGCTTCCGGCTCTGCCGGGAGCTCTACGAGATCAACAAGCGCCTGCGGAAGGCGGGGTAGCGTATGAACGAGATCGTCGTAGCAACGCAGGCCGAACTAGATGCCATCCCGGCGGATTTCGCGGGACTGATCGTCATCAAGGGCAACGTCGTGGTGTCGCGCTACTGGGATAACGCCAGCGTCGAGGCCCGGGGGAACGCCAGCGTCGAGGCCTGGGGGAACGCCAGCGTCGTGGCCCGGGATAACGCCAGCGTCGTGGCCTGGGATAACGCCAGCGTCGAGGCCCGGGATAACGCCAGCGTCGAGGCCCGGGATAACGCCAGCGTCGAGGCCTGGGGGAACGCCAGCGTCGTGGCCCGGGATAACGCCAGCGTCGAGGCCCGGAACCGTGCCATGGTCCAGGACATGGGCTACGGCGTAATCACACTACACGGGCACTCAGTATGCACGACGCGCCGCCCCGGGGCTATCACCGTGGTCGGTGCGCACGCGCTCATCCAGGAGTACCGAGACGAGCCCTACATCGAGAGGGAGGGGGTAGAAGAACACGAGGGCTGCATCACGCTCTACAAGCGCGTGTCCGCGAACTGGCTGACGCAGGAGGGCACGGAGCGCGAAACGCAATGGACCGTCGGCGCCACGCTTGAGCATACGGCGTGGGCGCCGGAGGTGGACGAGTGCGGCAGCGGGAAGTTTCGCGCCTGCTCGCGGCCCTACTTCTGCGACGAGTTTCGCGGCGTCCGCGGGGATCGGTATGTCGCTCTGCGCGTTGCGTTGGCGGACATCTACGAGTGGCCCGCGCCTCAGCGATACCCGCACAAAGTTGCCGTCCGTCGGGCCACCGTGCTCTATGAGTGCGATCGGTGGGGCAGGGAGATCAAGACGTGAATCCGGGCGAGCTCGCGGGAGAGCTGACGGTCCTAGGTGTCGCGGTGGTGGGGCTCGCGGCCCTGTCCGCCGCGGTGATCGTCGGCTCCCTTGTAGCGATGCTCGCCTGTTCATTCTTTGGGGGCGGCGCCGTGCGCTTTACTCCTTTCCGCGCGGCTCGGCGGGCGACGGGTCCCGCACGCCCCCTTTCTTTCTGGGTAGGTATCCAAGCGGCGAAGGAAGCGGCCTGTAAAGCCGTGACAGTAGAAACCCCGGAGGTTCGAGTCCTCCCCTACCCATCCGAAGGAGGCAGGTCGTGAAGATAAAGGGCGCAGAGGTCCAGGGGCAGACGTCCGACGATCTTGCCCGGGCAGGCGAGGGTGAGACGGTCGAGATCAGCACGAGGCCGTGCCCGTTCTGTGGTGGCCGCGTGCAGACCGTCGTCGACCGCTTCGGCGACGGCAAGAGCGACCCGCACTGCCGGGGCTGCGGGAAGAGGGTACCCGTGTGAAGGACGCCAAGCGGGAGGACCCCTTCGCACTCAGCGCCCCTCTTCGTATCTGGGGACGCGAGGGCCTCTACAAGGTCCTTGGCGCCGTTGCCATCGACGGCGGCGGCTATCGCGTCTCCCTCGAGGACCGCGACGGCGATGAGGTCGTGGAGGAGCTGTACTGCTACGCCGGCACCTGGCGGACGGAGCAGCTCGAGGAGGTGACGGCGGCCTTTGCGCCGGCAAACCCCGCGGCGGCTGCGGTAGCGGCGATCCCCTCCGTGACGCCGGCGACATCGAAGTGTCGCTCGTGCGACGCCCCCATCTACTGGGAGCGTGGTAGCCGCGGCGGCATGGTGCCTATGGACCCCGGGGGAGGCTCGCACTTCCTCACGTGTCCCCACGCCTCGCAGTGGAGCGGGAAGAAGAGGGCAGCCCCGGAGGCGCCGCCAGCGCCGGCCGCCGTGGTGGCGCCGGAGCGCGAGACCTACGACGAGCCCGACCGCGATGGCCAGCTCGCCCTATTCGAGATGTGAGGGGGAGGCAAGCATGCGTGAGCTCCTGAAGCTGAAGATCGACGCCGACGGCGTCATGGTGAAGTACCAGCAGACCAAGGGCAAGGACGCGAAACTCGAGGTCATCACGCTGGAGGCAGAGGACCCGCCGCTCCCCGAGCTCCAGCGCGCGCGGAGGCCAGGGGGCTGCATCAATCCGAGAGACGGTGAGGAAGGAGAGGAGGACGACAGTGAACGAGAAGGTAGTTGAGCTCGGCGTCACCGAGCTCCAGCCCGGGGCGGGGAACCGCAGGTACGGCGGCTTCGATCCCACGAAGCTCCAGCAGCTCGCGGACTCCATCACGGCCGTGGGGATCCAGCAGCCCCTCGTGGTGAGGCGCATGACCGGCGAGTCCTACGAGATCGTCTGCGGCGAACGCCGCTGGCGCGCGGCGCAGCTCGCAGGCCTCACGACGGTCCCCTGTGTCGTGCGCGAGCTCGACGACGCCACGGCCCTCAAGATCCGCACGGTGGAGAACCTCCAGCGCGAGGACATCCATCCCCTCGACGAGGCCGAGGGCTACGAGAGCCTCCGCCGCGTCGGCGGCCTCGACGTCGACCAGATCGCGCAGGAAGTCGGGAAATCGCCCTCCTACGTCTATCAGCGGCTCAAGCTGCGCGAGTTGGTGCCGGAGGCGCGGAAGCTCCTGGAGGAGGGAACGATCACGGCGGGCCACGCGATCCTCATCGCCCGGCTTCTCGCCGGCGACCAGAAGGAGATCGCGCACTGGTGCAGGCCCGATCGGTACGATCGTGAGCCGCCTTCGGTGCGGAATCTCTCCGCGCAGATCGAGCAGAGCATCCTCATGCGTCTCAAGGACGCCGCCTTCAAGAAGGACGATGCCGAGCTCCTACCGGAAGCGGGAGCGTGCGCTACGTGCCAGAAGCGTACGGGCTACGAGCCCGCGCTCTTTGCAGACGTCGGCAAAGACGACCGCTGCCTCGATCGTACCTGCTTCGGCCGCAAGCTCGACGCCGTCGTAGCGCGCAAGGCCGCAGACCTGAAAGGCGCGGGCGTCGTGCGTGTGCACGGGCGCGGCATGAGCTACAACGAGGAGAAGCGGGATCCCAAAGCCGTCCACTCCTACGACTACCAGCCCGCGAAGAAGGGCGACAAGGGCGCGGTGCCGCTCCTCGTCACCACGGGCCCCGATCGTGGACAGATGTACTACGCCAAGAAGGCCACGCGCTCCGCCTTCCGCGGGCTGACGCCGGCGCAGAAGAAGCGCCAGGAAGACGATCGCGCGAAGCAGAAGGAGAAGGAGCGCCAGCGGCAGAGCGTGGCGGCCCAGCTCCTGCGCGCTATCGAGGCCGAGATGTCTCGCACCGGCCACATCGCCGCCGACGTGCTCCAGGTCATGGCGCGGCAGACGCTCAAGGAGCTGTACGGCGACCGTCTCGTGCGCGTGACCACCATGCTCGGTCTCGAGCACAAGGGCAAAAAGCAGGACGAGCTCCGCTCTACGGTCGAGACGCTCGTGGGCACGCTGACGGCGGAGGAGATACCTCTCTACCTCGTCCGGACCGCCCTCGTGGATCTCTATCCTCACACGTGGGACTACCCAGGCTCCCCCGACGAGTTCGGAGCCCTGGCGAAAGCCCGCGGCATCAAGCCCGAGCCGGCGCCGAAGGCGAAGGGCAAGCCCAAGACCGAGAAGGCACCGGCCCCCGCGAAGGCAGGCGAGCACGTTGCCGTGCCCGTCGGTCCTTCGCCGAGGCCGCGCGGCAGGTAGCGGACTGAACGGACGGCGCCGGCACGGCAGCGGATGGCCGCGACCGCCCGGCGCCGAACGACAGCGCCTGACCCTGGGAGGGGAACGACGTGGAGCAACAGCCTGATCTGACAGGCATCGACCTGGACCGCACGATCTTCCGGGTGCCCCGTGACAAGGAGCATCCCTACATGATGACCGCCCGAGCGACGCCCCGCAACAGGAACGTCTCCCTGGCGGCCCGGGGGCTTCTGTGGCTCATGCTGAGCTTCCCGGACGACTGGGACTTCAACGCTCGCCACCTGGCTGCCGAGGCCGGTTGCGGGCGCACCCTGGTCTCCCAGCTTCTCCTGGAGCTCGTCGGGGCGGGACACATACGGCGCGAGACCCAGGGACGCCGCGGGGGCCGTTTCGGGCGGATACGGTACCTGGTCTATGAGGTTCCCACCGTGTCCGCGTCCACCGTGTCCGTACATGCGGACACGGTGATTGACGTGGCCGCGGGGCAAACGGACACGGAAAACCACCGTGTCCGCGAAACCGTGGTCGGTGGCACCGCGCACGGTGGATCGAGCACTACTGAGTACTCTCCGGAGACTGAGTACAGAAAGAGAGAGAGTCCTCCCCCCGCGGCTTCGCCTACGGCCCAGGAGCCGGAGTCGAACTACACCGCAGCCTTTCATCTCGAACCGTCGCGCGCATCGGCGCTCTTCTGCGCCATGGGCGAGCTCCACATGAAGCGGCGATTACGACGGCTCTTCCTGTCGTCCGATGATTATGGGGTGCTCGCGGGGATCGCCGAGCGCTTCGAGCCAGATCGGGTGTGCGAGGGCTTCCGCAGGTTCCTGGCAAAGCACAAGGACAAGGCGGTCCACTGGTTCCTCGTTGACTTCGAGTCAGCCTGGCTCCCCCCGGAGCGGCCGAAGCCGGTGGTCCGGCTTCTCCCTCCCGAACCGCTGAGCGATCCCGCGACTCCAGAGGACCTGGCGGGACTCCACGTCGCACGACAGGAGGCTATCCCCTGACAGCCCACTCTCGCCTCCTCGTGCCGTTCCTCTCGCGACCACCGCTCCCCTCCGGAGACCAGGCTATCCGTCTGGCGCGGATCCGCGAGCACCATGAGCTCGACGCCTGGGCGCCTCCGCCACTCGACATGCCCAGGGACAGGATGCCGGGCGTAGTGCCTGGACGAGGCAACTGCCGCGGAACACGATGCGGAGGCAGGAAGCCCGTGCTCGACGCCGAGCAGGACCTCGAGGCGCTGGAGCTCAGGGACGCGGGGCTGTCCTATCGCGCGATTGGGCAGGAGCTCGGATGCAGCAAGGAAGCCGCGCAGTCCGGGGTCAGGCGCGGGAAGGCGGCGATGCAGTGAACGATGCGCAGAAGGCGATGCTCGCCCTCATGCCGCGCGCGAAGAAGCACGGGGGATCCCGGATCAGACTCGACGGCTACGTGTTCCAGTCAGAGCCCGAGGCGAAGCGGTACGGGGAGCTCAAGAACCTCCAGAAGGCCGGCGAGATCCGCAAACTCATCGTGCACCCCGAGTACGAGATAATGCGGCCCCAGCTCGACCCCCGCGGCGGGTGGATCCCCCGGCTCGGCTACACCGCGGACTTCGAGTACGAGGAGAAAGAGGAGGACGGCTCATGGCTCAAGGTGACCGAGGAAGTCAAAGCGGAGGTGCGCTACGCCTGGCACCGGACAAAGAAGGGCAAGCTCGGGAAGCACATCGCCTACAAGGGGGCGTGCGGCCCGGACTACGTGATGCGGGTAAACCTGTTCCGAAGGGCCTTCCCGCAGCGGGTGTTCCGCGAGATGAGGATGGGGAAGTGAGCGAGCGCACGCTGAGGCAGGCGTTCTTTTCGACCCTCGGACTCCTGGCGCTTGTCGTGGTCTGCGTCTCCGCCATCGTGATCACGAGCATCGTGGTTTCGGCTCAGCCCTTCATCCGGTACCTCGACACCACGACGGTGATCATGAACGGCTGGCCTGTGCAGTGGGACGTCAGGCTTGAGGTATCTGGCGAAGAGGTGAAGGCCGCGGTATACAGCGAGCGCGAGGCCATCAGGCTCCGCGACGCAACGAGGAGGTAGTCATGGCAAAGCGTTGGTTTCACTGGGTGTTCGAGGACGGGAGCGAAGGGGTCCTCGACAACAACGATAGGACCGACTGGGATCACGGGATATCCACCACCGAGATCCAGCTCGCCCCCCTCTCCGCCGTCGTGTGCGAGGAGGGGTCGAGGGACTGGGCCGTGGTGCAGAAGATGCGCGGGTTGCGGGTGGCGAACTGCCATTCCCCGTCGAGCGAGTACGATACCGTGCACAGCATAGTCAACTCGCTATGGCTCAGCGGTTTTCTGACCCTAACCGACTCCCCCAAGCCCGAGGTGCCCAAGGCGGAGAGCGAGAAGACGCAGCGCAGCGGAGGCGAGAAGTGGGCCGTCGATGACGCCATGCAGTGGGCCGTGATCGAGGGACAGCATACGACGTTCACCGGCTCGCGTATCCGCACGCTCATGGACGAGGTGAAGCGGCTCAGGGCTGAGCTTGACAAGGAGCGCGACTGGAACAAGCGTGCCGAGAAAGAGGCGCTCGATGCTCTTGCGGAGCTCTACCCGGGAACGAGGAGCAGCGGCCATATCTTCGACTCGATCCTCCTGTGGCACAACTGGCACAAGAGCGAGCGCAAGGAACGCGCCGCTGGAATCGCCAAGTCCCCTCCCGCCGATCTGCTCACGCCGGAGGAGAGGAAGGCAAAAAACTATGTCTGGGAAAACTACAAGGGCTACGAGGCGCGTCTATTGGTAACCGCCCTCGACCGCCTCGCCCCTGCGCCCGCCTGGAAGCCCAGGACCGGCGAGATGGTAAAGTGGTGGCGCGGGCAAGCAAGCGGGACCGCTCCGTTCGTAGACATGAATCGTGACGCGATGTACCCGTATCTGGTGGCTATCGATTCCCGCATGGTGCAGCTCGCAGTCGAGCGCGTCGAGCCCCTCGTCCGCGACATCCGCCCCGCGAAGGAGGAATCCCATGGCTGACAAGTACGGAAGGATCAAGGCAATCGAAGAGGTGCGCGGCTTTGGGCTGGGAAACGTAGCCCCGCTTAACGGTACCAACGGTTCCCATCTTGGCTTCTCGGGAATGGTCTCGTCCGTCTTTGGTGGCCGCACCATGGACGGATACAGGGTCACCACGACGAAGGAACCAGTCCTCGTACTGATCGACAACCAGCAATCGTGCTGCGAGTCGTGGGGCTACATGGCGTCCGACGACGACCTTTCTTCGTTTGTCGGCGCGAATCTTCGAGACGTAGAGCTTGCCGACACGCGGCTCGGCACATGGACGCTTACTGACGAGCAGAAGAAGCAAGAAGCGAACGACAAAGAGATGGGCTGGTCGCCCTACGACGAGGGTGGCGTTCAGTTCGTGACCTTCAAGACTTCGCGGGGCGATTTCCAACTCGCCGTCTACAACGGCCACAACGGGTACTACGGGCATGGGATCATAGTCGCTGTAGGCGACAAGATTGTTCTCGACGGAACGCTGTAGGGAGATATGACCATGGCTGACACGACGATCACAGTACCCGCCGAGGGCTCGCTTGCCTGGGCAATCGCGGAGACGGAGGCGGGCAGAGAGTGCGTAGACGCGAGCGGTCGCCGGATAACCCGAACCCCGAGTGGTGTCCTGGTCGAGGACGGCGACGAGGCCGTTCCCCTCACCGGCTGGACCCGCGCAGACCCGCCGATCCTCTGCCCGCGGTGCGAGAACCCACTCGACGTGTACAACAACGGAGGCGGCGACGCGCCATGGTACGTAGATGACTGCGATTGCGGCGAGAAGCTACCGGCCTACTACGAGTCGCGCGAGAAGCTCGCTGCTGGGATTGCCTCCCTCCGCACCCCCTGGCACCGCCCGACCGAGCGCCCCGAGGGCGACAAGCCCCAGTATCTCGTGGTTTGGGATTCGACGACTGGCAGTGCGCCTACAGAGTTGGGGCTCTTTTGGTCTCCTCGCGATAGCTTCTCGCCGCGCGTTCTCGCCTGGCGCTACCCCGACCCGCCGCCGTGGGTCAAGGAGGCGAAGCCATGAGCAGGCGCATGTGGGCAGTCAGAAAGAACTCTACGGGAAAGTACTGGAACATCCGCGTAAGCGGATTCCGTGCGAACGATCTCGAAGCCGCTTTGCTGTTCGACAGCAAACCGTGTATCAACGATGGCGAGACAGCCGTGCCCGTAGACGTGACGGTCAAGGAGGCCAAGGGATGAACGTCGTCTGTGACCACGCGGGGAAGGCGCGTTGCCATCTCGTTCCGAAGTGTCGGCATAGGAAGTCACACAGGGAGGGCTACGGGTGCGCCGGAGAGACCGCCGAGTGCAGGACCAAGGAATGGCAACTCGTCTACGCCAAGGTCCGCTGCGTGCCGGTCAAGAGGAGGAAGGCGTGAACTGTCCATGGTGCGGCGGCAAGGGGTACGACGTGGACGAGATGATCGACGGTATCGAGCTTCGGCGTAGTTGCTATCTGTGCCGCAACACGGGTCGCGTCGGTTTGTGGCGATGGCTTGCGCTTCAGCTCATGTTCGGCAATCTGCGCAAGCGAAAGGAGGCACCATGACTGCTCGCAAGCCCATCGAGCCCGTCAAGTGCGTGTGCGGGAAGAGGGCGTACGTAACCGACTATTCCGCCGGTTTCTTCGTTGGCTGCGACGATTCCAAGTGCTGGATAGGCCCGAACCGCAGTACCGAGCGCGGGGCGGTACTAGCGTGGAACCGGGCGATGGGCGCGTTCCCCCGGAGGCGCCGCCATGCGTGAGAAGGAGGAGGACCGATGAACGAGAAGGTTGCTGTGGTACTGGAGCAGGCCAGGAGCATTCTCCCGGAGCTGCTGAACTGCGGTTCGTCCTGGGAGGACATCGTCAAGGCTGACGACGAGCCGTACTTCACAACCGAACTCCATGGCGAGGGATGCTTCACGGGTGTGCGCGTAGAGGTAGGGGGAGAGCATCCTGGAGTGGCCACGTTTCACGAGGACGGGGACGCCGAGGGGATCAGCAAGGCTACGGCCGAGGCATTCTGCAAGGCGGGTTCAACGATGCGCGACCTCTGCCGCATCATCCGCGAGCAGGCGGCAGAGCTCGCCGCCCTTCGCGAGGAGTCCCGCGAGCCGGGCAGGTGCGCGACGTGCAGCAGATGGCAACGGTGGACCGCGGAACAGCACGTCGGAGAATGCTCGCATCCGAAGACGCCGATGGATTTCGACACCCCTGAGCACTTCGGCTGCATCTACCACGAGCCCATGCCGACGCCGAAGGGAGGGAAGTGATGATCGTCGCACGTTTCGCCCCGCGTGGACCGCTATACGAGCGCGCTAAAGAGCTGCTGAACGCCTGTCAAGCGTACTGGGAGGAATACCAGCGATCTGCGGAACGCGATGCTGTCGTATGGCTTGAGGGAAGCGACGGGCAGATCATCCTCTACACCCGCGGCGAGTACAGAGATCGGATAAAGGAGCTGGTAGAGGATATCGACGAGGAATGTCAGGGAGGCCCCCATGCCCCGTGACCCGCTGTCTGCGCTGAGCGAGGAGGAGCGCGAGCTGTACGACTCGGTAGGTATGTTTGGCGGCGACTACACCGGGCTACGTCTCGTCATCGACCGCCTCTGCTCGCTTCTCGTCTCCTCTCCCGCCGAGCCCGAGATCGAGGCGATCAGGCGGTACCCAAAGAGTTGGCGAGAAGCTCGCACGTCGGTCGTACACAAGTCCCTGGCAGCGCAGACCGTAGAGACCCTCCTCCTCGCCTACGACCGCTCGCGCAAGGAGAGGGACGAGGCGAAGGACGCCGAGCGTGAGCTGTTGTTCACGGAGCGAAACCTACTGAGTCGTCTTGAGCGGGCCGTTTCCGCACAAGACAAAGGAGACGCCCTCCGCGCCGCTCTCGACGACGAAGAGACGGCGAGAACGATAGTCCGCCAGTACTCCCCATGCGGGATAGTCGGACCTGCCGAGGTCATCGCCGCCTACCGCGCCAAGCTGAGGGAGGCGGAGAAGTGAACGACGACGACAGGGATTTAGCCGTCAAACTGCTGCGCAAAGAGATTTCCCGGCTCGGGAGCAAGGAGACAGCGTCCAGGGTAGTCAACATGGCAGCGGATATCGCGCGGCTCGAAGCCCGCTGCGCGCGGCTCCACAAGGCGCTGAGGCGGATGCGCCGAAGGTGGCTGCTGTCGTCTCTGTCATGGATATCTGGCCGCCTGTCTGACTCGGCTGTGCGGCGCAACCAGGCCCTTGACGAATACTTGCGCGAGTGGAGTGCGAAGTACATCGGGATGCTTGGATGCATGGATGCCCGCGAGTCCCGCGGATGGGGCAAGTGCCCGAGCGTGGAGAGGATGGAGGGGCGAGATGAAACGGTGTAGCTCGTGCGTTTACTGGGTAGAGGCTCCGCCCTATGTCGAGCGGGCGGATGGTACAAACGTGGTGCTCCTTCGGCGCGGAACGTGCGCCAACCGAGGGTCACCGTGTCACGACCTAACTACCGCGGCAGTATTCGGCTGTGTGTTGCACAAGGAGACCCCCGATGGCAAAGCGTAAGGCTGACTCCCTGGAGTCCCGGCTCATCGAGGCGTGCTTGGAGGAGCGGAGGGCGTGGCGAAGGCGGCTGAAGACGGGCAACGGCAGCGCAGCATGGGATCGTGCCTCTCGCGCGAGCATCGCCGCCGCCGACGCCCTGCTCGCGGAGAGGGAAGGGAAGAAGCGATGACCGAAGCAGAGAAGCGGGTGATCGAGGCCGCTATTGACTGGCGTAATGCCGGTCTGCGATTCGAGAAGACTGGCGACGTTTCGGCCGCCGTTGACAGGACGCACCACCGCCTACTGGATAGCGTGAAAGCTCTGCTCGCGGAGAGGGAGAAGGGAGGCAGGGGATGAAGCTGGTACTCATGGTCCTGGCGCTCATCGCGCTGGTTGGTTGTTCGCAGCAACCGGAGTACGGGCCGAAGGCGGAGCCGAGGTATACGCTGACGTGGGAGGGGTCACACCCTAACTCATGGCTCCGTACTATCCGCGACACCCAGACCGGTGAGGAATGGCTGGTCTACAACGGCTCTGGGTTCGTCGCCGTTCTCCGCCACACCGGAGGCACCGATGACCGCTAGTTTCCCTGAGCACTTACCGCATGCGGTGATACCAACACCTGACGGGAACGTGCACGTGGTCCCGTGTGTCGTGCTGGAGCGCATCGCGGCCGGGGATATGCCGCTGCGAAAGCTCCAAGACTGGAGGCTGATCGTACGCGGTATCATCGGCGATTGGCTGAGGATGCAGACGGAAGGGGGTTATGACTCATGACCGATGACGCTGTTCGCGCCTACCTGGAGGCGCAGGGGTGGAAACCCACTCCCGATGGGTGGGTCAAGGATGCCAGTACGGACGTGATGTACGTCTACTGGGTGTGCGAACTACCGTACGACAACGCGCTCAGGGTAGCCAGTAACACCGGCGTGTCATTCCGTGGCCCTCTCCCCTCCACCCCCGCCGACCTCGCGGCCCTGCTGCGCTGTCTCGGGGCGCCGGGATGCGAGCGAGCGTCGTGGCCGTACCTTGGTGGCGTGATCGCCATGGTAGACGCGGGCCTTCGTCGAGAGCCTAATATGGTCGCGACCTTTGCCGCTGAGTTGGCCGCCGCTCTTGACCGTGACGGTCACGTAACAGCCGCCCTGGAGCTGCGCCGATTCCTGGGATACGGCGCAAAGGAGGTACCATGTCACGGACACGACGCAGCTACGCCCGCTATCTCGGCCGAGTCCGTAGGGACGGAGAGGAAGGCGACCGAGGGCACGTGCCGAAGCGATTCGTCCGCCCATTCGTCGCCACCGATCGCGCCAGAGACCGGCAGTGGATGCGCCGCTACGGAGACGAGCCGCCCAAGCGCCCACGACACTCGGCAGGATGGGACTACTGGTGAGCCAACCCGCGAGCAGGAAGCGATTGACCAGACATGGAACATGGGCACGTGCGCCAACGAGCTGATGGACTGCCTGAGAACGGCGAAGGAGATCGCGATCACCTGTACTATCCCCATCGACGAGACGGTTGTCGAGTGGAGCCTCGTGCTCGACCGCGCCTCTCGCTACGTCAACGGCTGGAAGCTCAAGCACGAGCGCCGCGTTGCCGACCACCCCGAGCTGATACCGTGCAAGCTGTGTGGCGGCGCGTTCGACGTGGAGGAGATGTGCTGCGCCAAATGTGAGTACGAGGCGACCACGCTTACCGAGTGGCGCATCCTCATGGGCCGCCGCCGGACGGACTGGGAGGGGAAGTGAAACCAAAGATAAGCCTCCGCGAGCTCTCCGGGCTCCAGGAGACCCACCGGCTACAGAGGGAGCAGCGCTTCCTTTCGGGCACGCCAAGGTCCGCGGAGCGCCAGCGGCCCACGTCGGCGAGGGAACTCCAGCGGCTGACGGACGATCTCTCGCGCCATCTGGAGCTGGAGACGACGCGGATCGCGTGCACGATGGCCTCTGAGCTTTTGTTCGGGTCCTCGGTCACCTACTACCCGCGCAGACCTTTCGCACTCTGGCGATGGAGGCAACCGAAGGGGCCGATCTACGGGAAGAGCCCGGCTTTCACCGGCCTTCTCGATCCACGCCGGCCGTACTACAGAAGCGCCGAGGAGAACGAGGTGTTCCAGGAGATTGCCGACTACGTCCTGCCGCGCCCGCCGGCGAAGAACCAGAAGCCCAGCGAACGGTTCATGCGGAGAGAGTGGCGCCGAGCGTGCCGGAAGGTCGGCCTGCTCCCGCCAGGAAAGGCGCTAAAGGGCGACGAGAAGCGGCGCGAACAGAATCCCCCGGGAAATGATAGACCGTAGGGCAGATGCCACAGACCACGCAATGCAAAGCCTGCCTCCATCCCAAGCGCGCGACCATCGACAAGGCCCTCGTGAAGGGTACGCCCGTGGCCCGCGTGGCACGCCAGTACGGCCTGAGCGAGGCCAGCATGCGCCGGCACGTGAAGCATATCAGCGCCGTGGTGGTGAAGGCGAAGAAGCAGCGGGACCGGCGGAGCATAGGCCACGTCCTGAACGTCTACGACGAGTTCGCGGCCGACCTGGTGGCTATCAACAAGGAGATTGCCGAGGAGAAGGACCCCGAGATCAGGCAGGGCTGGTACCTCATCAAGGGCAAGCGCCTCGAGACCGCGATCAAGTCCGGACTCCTGCGGGAGCTCCTGGGAGGGGCGCGAGGCAACGGGAAGGCTGTGCATCCGGTAGACGAAGCGCTTCCGGAGTCCGTGCAGCGGGTGATAGACGCCGTGGTGACCAACGATGAATGACGACGCGAAGCTAATGCACGAGGCCCTCGCTGGCTACCGCAGGATCCTCACCTCCTGCCGCACCGCCAAGGAGAAGCAGGACGCGACGCGCCAGCTCGCGGAGCGGGACCTCCTCTTCTTCTTGCGTTTCGTCCTCAAACGGGAGGACGTAGAAAAGCCGTGGGTGTTCGCGCGTTGCCGAGAGTGGCAGCGGGAGAACGATGGGATAGCGGACACCTGGGCGCGCGAGCACTACAAGTCGAGCATTGGGACAGAGGGAGGCATCCTTTGGGGCCTCATCCAGGACCCGGAAAGAACCTACTGCATCCTGTCGTACAATCGGACGTTGGCAAAGAAGTTCCTGAGACAGATCAAAGAGATCTGCGAGACGACACCGGCGCTCCATGATCTGTGGCCTCATATCTTCTGGAAGCAGCCCGAACGCGAGGCCCCTAAGTGGAGTGAGAACGATGGGCTGGTATTCAAGCGCAGGGGCACGCCGAAGGAAAGCTCCATCGAGGCATGGGGGATACTCGAGGGGCAGCCGACGGGCATGCACTTCTCCGACCTGGACTTCGAGGACGCCGTTGTCGAGGATGCCGTTAAAACGCCCGACATGAGGGCGAAGACGCTTAACTCGATTCGTCTATCGTTCAACGTTGGGAAGGAAGGCGGGCGTCGCCGGTGGAGGTCGACCATCTGGCACTACGCCGACCCCGGTCTCCAACTCATAGAGGACGGCGTCTTTCGCCAGCGGAAGTACACCGCGACCCGAGACGGCACAGAGACAGGGGATCCCGTGATCTGGACCCGCGAGTTCCTCGCCAAGAGGATCCGCGAGCTCGGGCCATATAACGCAGCTTGCCAACTTTTTCTAGATCCCAAGAAGTCGAGCATGGAGGGCTTCGAAAGGGAGTGGCTCCGGTTCTGGAGAGCCGACCGCACCAAGGGCCTAAACCTGTACATCATCTGCGATCCCGCCAACTCGAAGAAGAAGACGTCGGACTACACGTGCATCTGGGTGGTCGGCCTGGGGGCAGACCGCAACTACTACGTGGTCAACGGGATCCGCGACCGACTGTCACTGACCGAGCGTGCTAACGTACTCTTCCGCTGGCACCAGCAGTACCGGCCCGTGGGCGTAGGCTACGAGAAGTACGGCAAGGATTCGGACATCGAGCACTTCAACGACAGGATGGAGCGGGACAACTACCGCTTTACCATCACGCCTCTGGCGGGCAAGCTGAGCAAGCCAGAGCGCATCGGTAGGCTTGTGGCACCGTTCCACGGGGGCAGGATCTTCCTTCCCGAGAGCCTGCCGTACACGCAGTACGACGGGGAGACCGTGGACACCGTCAAGCAGTTCATCAACGACGAGTACCTCGCACACCCCTTCGAGGTGCACGACGACATGCTCGACTGCCTGGCGCGCATCCTTGACGACGACCTGAACGCGGTGTTCCCCCAGGGGAACGAGCGGGACCCCCTGGAGCTCGGGAGGCTCGCGGATGAGGCATACGACCCCCTGCGGTGGGGGCTGGGAGGTAGGAGATGAAGATCTATTACGTTCGCAGGTTCAGCGGCTTCGTGCATCGCGGACACCTGCTCTGTGTCTCGCTCCGACTAGGGCTGCGGCGGTTCTACCTAAGCGAAGAGGAAGCGGAGCGCTTGGGTCTAGCCTTGGTGAACGCCGCGACGAAAAAAGAGAGGAGGAGGTAACGATGCGCTACGTTGTTGAGGGCTTCGGATGGACCGAGGGCCCCGGGGGGGGGAGCTGGCCGAGGGAGTTGCCGTTGCTCCACGGGTGTATCCCGCTGGTGATCCAGCCGGAACCAGGAGGGCAAACGGCGGCCTGGGCCGGGGCAGTCCTGAACGGGCACGGCATTCAGCAGGAGGTCTTGCAGGTCTACCAGTACCCGAAGCCAAAGAGCGAGCCCGACGAGGTAACTGAGTGCATCCGGCAGATGGAAACCGACATGCTCCGAAACATCGAACGCGCGACACGCCCGCCGGTGGACACCGACAAGTTCACGGGGCCTGTCTGCCGCAAGCCGGCGCCGTGGATCGACCCGATCCGCGCGCCTGGCGATGCTGTGTTGGGTAACGACAGGCTGGCTTCGCCCCAACGCGAGTTCAATCTTGAGGTGTACCGCAAGATCGCCGAGCTCATAGCCGCGGTGAACGCGCTGAGGCAGAAGGCATGATCGTGCCGCTCAACTGGCCTAAGCGAACAATCTGGCACGGACTCCACCGCTGCACGCTGTACGGGCCGGTGGTGGGCCCGTCGTGGGACCGCAACGGCGCAGACAAGGCGGAGACGTACGTCCTAATGGCCCGAGGGCGGGAGGGATGGGACGTGCAATGCCGGTTTGACATCGACTGCGTCCTGCTTCGGATACTGGCCGAGCAGGGGAAGGTGGAATCGTTCCGGAGGCAGGCGATACGGGGGTACATCAAGGCTGTAGATCAGTGGCGGCGAGAGAATCCGCCACCAAGCAAGAGGTAGGGGAGGACCACATGAGGATCGAGGTAGCGGTGCATGCAGACGGAAAGCACGTAGCACTGCGCGTGCCGTCTCCGCTGGACCAACTCGGAGGGGTTGGCAACCAGGTAGAGTACCTGCTCACCAGGGACGAGGCCTTCGACATTGCCGCGGACATTGCCGAGACTGCGGCCATACTGCGCGCCGACCCGAAGGCTCGCCCGAAGCGGATCGAGCCCGTGAAGGAGCCCACGGAGCCGTACTACTACGAGGCAGTGGGGAAAAAGCGCGAGGTGACCAAGGAGATCGCACAGATCATGCTCACGGACCGTATACTGGCCAAGCTCAACGAGCTGGTCGCGGCCGTGAATCAGATGAGGGAGGGGAAAGATGGGTGAACACAAGGTGCGCGAGCTGGAGCTCGTAAGCGAGAACCAGAAGGCCAGCGAGGCTATCGCCGAGGCAACGAAGAGCGGGAAGCGGTGCTGCCTGAACTGCCGCTATGCGAAGGGCAACCCCGTGCGGCTCTTCAACGGGAGCTGCCACCGGTACCCGCCGAGCGTGTTTCCGATGCAGGGGCAGTCCGGCCAAGTCGCATCGATGAACCTGTGGCCGCCGGTGCACATGACGCAGGACGTCTGCGGGGAGTTCGCGGCAGAGATCAAGATCGTCGGCGCGAGCAGGCTGCCGGAGGCGGGGTAATATGCCGCGGCCGGGAACCGTCACTGTCGTCAGAGAGATAGACGGCCATGGGTTGCGGATCCTGCTCTCCTCGTGGGAGCGGGACCGCTTTCCGTGCCTCGTCGAGTTCGATCCGTGGCTTGACCCCTGGCGGGTCGCCGAAGAGCACCGGCGCCAGGTTGACTGCATTCGCAGCTACAGGCTGCGAGGGAGGAGGCTCCGCCGTGTACGCCGACGCAGACGTTGAGGAGGCCGCGTACTTCTACACCCACTTCCAGTGGATCGGCGGGAAGTACTTCCGGCCGGGCACGGTCTATTCAGACCTACCCGTCCCCCTGTGGTACCGGGATCATGGCGGGTTTGCTGCCTTCCTGGAGGACTACACGGGAGTCGCATACAGCGTGCATCTTGCGCGACGCGCCCTGTTCGTGTGGCAGCCGCCGCGCGTCCGGCGGTTCCTGCTCTGGTGCCGACCAGAAGAGAAGGGAGGACAGCATGCCGCGGCCTGAGACGGTCGACGACCTGGTCAACTGGTTCCGCCAGACGATCCTCACCACGACCCACGGCGAGGTGGGGATCCACGTCTACGTGACGGACGGCCAGATCGCACAGACGCGGAAGATCCTCAACGAGACCGCGCGTCCCGGCGGGGGGCCGAAGAGACAGACGGATCTCCGAGAGTGAGGGGTTGACGCTTCCGTGCATCGGGGATAGATTCCCCAGTGTTGTCGATTGCTATGCGCTGACCGGAGCACCCGGAGGCGCAGGAGGATCGGGCGTGTGTGGGGGCGGATTTCGCTCCCTTCGCCCGGGCTCCTGTGACTCCGGCTCCGGGAGGCGCGCATGTCGGACCCTACCGCCCTACAGACTCAACCGCAGACCCCTGACATAGGCCAGCAGATCGTCGGCGCCCCGGAGAAGGTCTGGAAGCGCCTCCGCGACACGCTCAAGGTCAAGACGCGCGAGCAGGCCGTAGCCCTCGTCGCACAGGACGAGACCGCAGCGGAAGCCGCGCGCACCATCCTCGCCACCACCACCGAAGACATCCTCACCCGCAAGAGCCAGAAGCTACCCTCCCTCCTCACTCGCGGGCAGCAGACGCGCTCCCCCGCAGAAACGCTCTACGGAGGCTCCGGAGGGCTCTCCATTTGATCGCCTCAGAGCCCGAGGTAATCCAGGACCACATCCAGCGCTTGGGGCAGCTCAAACTCCAGCGCGAGCTCTGGCGCCCCCTCTGGCAGGACATCACGGACTACGTTCTCCCTCGCCGGACGTTCTGGGACGTCGACGACTCCTCCGGCAAGACCCCGTCTACCAAGGCCTACGACGGAACCGCGATAGCATCGCTCCAGCTCCTCGTCGATGGCATGCAGGGCAACATGGTTTCCGCGGCCTTCCCGTGGCTCCACATGGTCATGGAGGACCGCAGGCTCCAGACCATCCCCGGGGTCGCCGACCATCTGGAGTCTATCGACGAGATCATCCTGGCCGTTTACCAGCGCACGCAGTTCTACGAGTCGATGAACGAGTTCCTGATGGACCTCGGCTCTATCGGTACCGCGGTCATGCTCGTGGAAGACGACGTCCGCAACCGCTCCATCCTGTTCTCGACCCGCCACATGAAAGAGTGCTACATCGCCGAGAACCGGGCCGGTCTCGTGGACGTGCTCTACCGCGGCTTCACGATGACCAACCGGCAGATCGTGGAGACGTGGCCCGACAAGATCGACGAGCGGCGCAAGGAGCTCGCGGCCTCTACCCCGTTCTCAAGGGGCAACATCATTCACGCGACGTTCCCCTCTGCCGATCAGGGTTTCCGGACTATCGAGGAACCGCGCGGGGCCTACACCGACCTCTACATCGACCAGGACATGCAGAAGCTGCTTGATCCGGGCGGCTACTACGAAACCTTCCCCTACCTCGTCGGCCGGTGGCGGAAGAATAGCGACGAGGTATACGGACGCTCCCCGGCGGCCGACGCGATCCAGGACATCCTCCGCGTCAACCAGATGGCGAAGGACCTCCTCCATACAGGCCACATGGCGAGCGATCCACCGCTCATGTTGCCCGCTTCTCTCAAGGGCAAGGAACGCATCGTACCCCACGGCTTCAACTACATGGCCAGTGACGAGCAGATCAGGACCGTCGACTACAGCGGCTCGTACCCTATTGGCCGCGATCAGCAAGAGGCCGTAGAGGAGCAGATCAAAGAGATCTTCCGTTCGAAGATATTCCTCCTCCTCCAGCAGCTCGAGCACGGGCCCTACACCGCGACGGAGATCCGCCAGCGCGTGGCCGAGCAAGTCGCGGTCCTCGGTGCGACCATCGGCCGCTTCAACAACGAGGTCCTGGTACCGCTCGTGCGTAGGACCTACGGAATTCTCCGCCAGACGGGAACTATACCCGCGCCCCCCCCGCAGCTCCAGGGCCGCATGAAGGTAGAGCTCCAGGGCCCGCTCGCGCAGGCGCAGAGGCGGACCCACCAGAGCCAGGGAGTGGATGCCGGCATGGAGTTCCTCGAGCGTGCCGTCAAGTTACTGCCGGACGGAATGGATAACGTCGACCAGGACGAGTTCTACAGGATCGGACTCGACGCCGCGGGCATGCCGCAGCGCGTGATCCGCGAGATCCCCATGGTGGAGATGGTGCGCAAGCGCAGGGCCGACGCCCTCGCGAAGCAGCAGCAGGCCCAGGCAGCGGCGGCAACGGACGCCCAGGTAATGGGCAACGTCGACAGCCTCAACCAGCCCGTGAAGTCCGGATCAATGCTCGAGCAGATGGCACAGCAGGCCGCGAAGGCGCGGCCGGCGCAGAAGGGCGCGCCCCAGGGCGCAGTCCAGGGCGCCGCCTAAAGGAGGACGAGCGTGTTGTACGCGATGGACGCCAATTACAAGACCTTGACCGACGCGGAATCCGCAGAGCTGGTTCCGCTCGTGGGTCTCCCGGCCAATTCCCTGACCCCGGGCATGGTTCTCCGCGGGCAGTTGGCGGGCAAGCTGAGCAAGCCCGAGGGCCCCGCGACCATCCAACTACGGGTCGCGATCTGCCCGCCGAACTGGATCCCGAGCCACGCCTACGCAATCGGGGATCTCGTGACAAACGACGGCCTCCAGAAGTACCGATGCACCGCCGCCGGAACGTCCGATTCAAGCGGCGGCCCCACCGGAAGCGGAGCCTCCATCACGGACGGAACGGTCACGTGGGAGCACAAGGCCGAGAGCCGTCCGGTCCTGGACACCTACGACGTCCCACTCGACGAGGCCGAGCACACGGACGCTTTCTGGTCGCTCACCTTTGCGCTCCACATCAGACAGTCCCGGGACTTCGGATCCTCGTTCCATGACTGGCACGGGAGCGCGGTCGCCACGGGCGAGCTTGTCGGCCCGATACTCCCCGCGCGGCTGATCCTCCCCACGATCTGGCCGAGCGCCGCGATCGTGGAGACCGGAGAGGCAAACGTGCTGCACGTCATCTACACGCCGGAGCTCGAGACCATGTCGATCACGGCCATGGTCTACACGCTGGAGGCCCTATGAGCGCCAAGATCAACCTGTACTCGGGTCTCGTGACCGGAGGCAGCGGGACGGCCGTAGAGCCGAAACCCGGCTACGTCTACGTCGTGACCAAGGTCACGTTCCGCAACGAGAGCGACAACGCCGGCGTGGTGTCGGCGAAGAGCCCCGGTAGGGAGCCGCTCGTGGAGGCTTCGCTACCGGCGCGGCGCGAAACCGGCTGGGAAGGGACGCTCGTCGTCGAGTACGGAGAGCTCCTGATCGTCACCGCAAGCCCCTCGGAGTCGATCCGATGCATCGTGGAGGGTTACTTCCTCCTCGACGTTCCCGCGTTTGCCCGGAGGGGCGCAGGCGCCATGGACGAGGCATACGCCTCCGACGGCGCCATCGAAGTCAAGGATTCCCCGCTCGCGAAACTGACGTACCTGACGCTCGTTGAGCTCAAGCGGGTACGCATGCTCCTGGAGGTGCAGTCTGGATCCGGTTCCGACCGGGACCAGGCGGCCGAAGAGAGCGATCGCGAGCTCGGAGTATAGGAGGCCCACATGGGCAACCCCATCTCGGTACGGCCCGGCCTCGTCGGCCCGGTCGCTGACGGAATCCCCTCTGAGGTCGGTAGCGACCGCTGGGGGGCGATGCTGATGGGCATGAAGGGACCGAAGTACCTGGAGTGGATGAGCCGCGGCTACATGTACTCCACGCTGACGTCCCCGGCAGCCCCGGCGGCGATTCCGATCTACTCGACGGCGACCAACAGCCCCACGCTGTGGAACCCGCCCGGATCGGGCAAGCTCATCGTCCCGATCCGCATCAACCTTGGCCTAGCGGCCATCGCGACCTACCTGGACGACAGCTACCTGCTGGCGTACACGCCCTCCGCTCAGGAGGTCGCCACCGGCGGCACGTTCGCGTCGTTCACCAACATCGCGCCGCTCAACCTCCTGCTCGGCGGAGGCGCCGGCAAGGGTCGGTACGCGGGAGCCACGGTCACCTGGACGACGCAGCCCACGCCCATCATGAGCCTCGGGTTCTCGAGCTGGGCGGCCGGAACCGAGGCCAACCTGGAGTTCTCCCTGCTCCAGTACAACTTCGACGGGGAAATGGGACTTCCCCCCGGAACCGCGATCTCTCTCGTGGGTGTCGTGGCCTCGTCCACGACCTACGTGACGAGCTTCGTGTTCGCCGAGCTGCCGCTGCCGGCCGGCATGTAAGCGTGTGGGATAGGCGGTCCCGGCTCGTCCCGGGGCCGCCCGGTCCCTTGAAAGGAGGATCAGGGTGCTTGAATCCGTCCTTGAGCTCAAACCGGAAGATCGCGCCGCGCGTATCGACCGGGCATGGGAGAACCTCACGCAGACCGAGGACGGACAGATCGTGCTGGCCAGTCTTCTCGAAGAGCTGGGATTGCTCGACGAGATCAAGGGCCCCGAAGGTATCGCGCGGCACAACACGGCGGTAATGATCCTTGCGAGGATCAAGCGCAATTCGACCAGGCGCATCATAGCGGCCCTGGTCACGAGGGAAGGAAAGACATGATCGACCAGAATGCAGACGCCGGGGCGACCACTCAAGGAAGCCCCGCCCCGCAGGCGGGAGACGCAGGCCAGGGATCCGCCGGGTTCCTGACCGCGAAAACCACCGGCACACCAGCCACCCCGCCGTTGGCGGAAGGTGGCGCCACGGACCAGCCCCCCGGATGGGTGGCGGCACTGACGTCCGAGCAGAAGGCCAACACCGAGCTCGTCAAGGAACTCGCGACCCGCTTCCCGCGGGGCGCCCCGGACCTTGTCGCGCACTACGTGGAAACCAAGGCGAAGACCGGCGTGACCGTACCAAACGAGAAAAGCACGGCCGAGGAACGGGCAGCCTATCGCAAAGCGATCGGAGTGCCCGACAAACCCACGGACTACAAGCTGGAGAAGGGTAAGGCTCCGGCTGGATTCGAGTATCCGGACACCAGGATGGCCGCTCTCGCGGAGGCCGCCCACAAGGCCGGTCTCACGCAGGCGCAGCTCAGCCAACTTTTTCTGTGGGACCAGAAGTCTCGCCTGTCCGATGCCGTCGAGGCCGCGAAACAGGTCAAGGCTACGGTCGCGCAGACGGAGGGCGAGCTCAAGTCCCTGTGGAAGGGTGACTATGCCCTTCAGACCGGATACATGGAGCGGGCAGCGCAACACTACTTCGAGAAGTTTCCCGGACTCGCCGACAAGCTGAGCCGGTCCGGCCTCGCGAACGACATGGAGTTCATCCGGTTCTTCGCGGAGCTCGGGCGCGGCATGAGCCCGAGGCCCTTCGTCGAAGGTGGAGCGCCGACGCCTACTCAGAACCCAGCCGATGTCATGTACCCGAAGGCGAAGTAGCCCGGACAGGAGGGTAGCATGTCTACCCTAACCGGGGTCTCGTACGCGGACCTTCAGTCCCGCCTTGGCCCCGACAACAAGGTCACCACGATCATCGAGCTGCTGAAGCAGACGAACAAGATCCTGGACGACATGATCGTACTCGAGGGCAACCTCCCGACCGGTCACGTCACCACGGTCCGCATGGGTATGCCTACGGTAACCTGGCGCATCCTCAACTATGGCGTGCAGCCGTCCAAGAGCGTGACGTCCAAGATCCAGGACTCCTGCGGTATGCTGGAGGCCTACGCCGAGGTGGACAAGGCTCTCGCCGACCTCAACGGGAACGCTGCCGCGTGGCGGCTCTCCGAGGATCGTCCGTTCCTCGAGGCCATGAACCAGGCGATGGCCAGCACGCTCGCCTACGGCTCCATCCTCACCTACCCGGAGCGCTTCACGGGTATCAACCCGCGTTACGCTTCCATCGGTACGGACTCCACGGTGAGCACCTACAACACCGTCTCTGCCTACAGCTCCGCTTCGGGCAGCGACCAGACGAGCATGCATCTCATCGTCTGGGGCGAGAACACCTGCCACGGGATCTACCCCAAGGGCTCGGTGGCCGGCTTTCAGCACCAGGACCTGGGAGAGGTCACGCTCGACGACGATCAGACCCCCGCCGGTCACTACCAGGGCTACCGCTCCCACTACAAGTGGGACCTCGGGATGACCGTGCGCGACTGGCGCTACGTCGTGCGCATCTGCAACATCGACACGAGCGCGATCACCACCTCCACCGTCGATCTGTTCGCGGCGATGATCGACGCCTACGAGCGCATCCCCGACATCAACATGGGCAACGCCGTGTTCTACTGCAACCAGACCGTCAGGACGTGGCTCTGGAAGCAGGCGCGCGCGAACGCGAACACCATGCTGAACGTCACCAACCCGGAGGGGAAGCCGGTTCTCTCCTTCCTCGGCGTTCCCATCAAGCGGAACGATCAGATCCTCAACACCGAGTCGGTGGTGAGCTAAAGGGGGAAGGCATGTACCTAGACAATTTCGGTGACCTTTCCACGGCCCAGGCTGAGACCACCGCAACCACGCACATCTCTGACAACGTGGTCGATCTGGGCGTGTCCGGCAGGCGGATCGTCGATCCCCTGTGGTACTTCTTCCGCGTCACGACGGCCATCGTGTCGGCGGGCGGCGGTACGCTCCAGATTCAGATCGTGACGTCGGCGGCGGCGGCGCTCACGGCGTCCACGGTCATCTGGGACAGCGGGACCATCCCCAACGCGACCATCGTCGCCTGGGCGGTCAACGCCATGCCGTACCCCAGGATTCCGGTGACCTACGCCGATACCTTGCTCAGGTACTTCGGCGCGATCTACACGATCGGCACCGATGTCTTCACGGCTGGGGCCTGGGATCTCCGGCCGGCGGTCGATGTCTCAGTCCCCGCGCTATAGGCGAGGGACATAGCTCAAGAGAGGGGGTGATACAGTGATCCAAGCGAAGTGTGTACGGGACTGCTACGACTCGACGGGCTGCAAGTTCTACAAGAAGGACGCCCTGTACACCATCGACGAGAAGGCCTTCGCCGTCAAAGGCGGCAACGGCTTGCTCAAGCACTTCCTGCCGTTCGCCGAGATGGACCGGGACCAGGTGAAGCTGGCAGAGAAGCAGTTCGAGGACCAGCTCGGTAAGGAAGAGCGGGCCAGGAAGAACACCCGGGCGGCGGCCATGAAGGTCGAGCCGTCCGAGAAGCCGCGGGCAAGGGCCAGGGCCTGAAGCAAGACGGGCGGGCTCTTCGGGGCCCGCCCTGCTTCACAGGAAGGGACGTAGGTGACGAATCTAGAGATCGTAAACAGAGCCTTGCGCCTGCTCGGCCAGCCCGACGCCTCCAGCATGTCCGACACGACTCGCAACCAGGCCGCAGCTATCGCGGCGTACTCTGTCTGCCGGGACGACGTTCTCCGCCTCATGGCCTGGCCCTCGTGCTTGAAGCGCCAGTCTATGCTCGGGTGGCACGATCAGGCCACGCCGTGGACGCTCAGCCACCGCTACGAGGTGGGCGACCGCTGCACGAACGACACCGCGAAGACCTACGAGTGCACCACGGCGGGAACGTCCGCGGCCTCCGGAGGCCCTACGGGCACCACGGACGACATCACTGACGGGACTGTGGTATGGGACTACAAGGAAGCCTCGACCACCGCGAACAACTGGTGCTGGGTCGCCTTGACCGCATACCTGGTAGGCGACGTCGTCAGTAACGACACCGGGAAAGTCTACCGCTGCATCACCGCCGGCACCTCCGCGGCCTCGGGAGGCCCAACGGGAACGACGACCGACATCACTGACGGCACCGCGCACTGGTGCTACTACGGCACGCCGCCCGCGAACCGAACGAGCTACGACTACCTATGGATCCGCCCCATTGACTGCCTGCGGATAGTCAAGGTCCCCATCGATGGGGCTGCATCGGAGGATGTGCAGGGTATCGCGTACAAGAGGGAAGGCCTCTGGATCTACACGAACCAGGACCCCTCCGTGCTCCTCTACGTCCGCCAAGAGACCGACCCCACCATGTGGGACGAGCTCCTTCAGACCACCGTCGCCATGCGGATCGTCGCCGACATCTGCCTCTATGTTACCGGGGACGCCGAGCGAGCGGAGAAGGCCGAACAGACCTTCGGCTCCTGGTACGCCACCGCGCGCCCCGTGGCCATGGAGGAGGCCACGGAGTCACCGACCGAGCCCACGCCCTGGGACCAGGTGTAGGCAGTGGCATTCTCCGCTGTCCCCATCACAGACTTCACAGCCGGAGAGCTCACGCCGAAGTTCTCTGCCCGGTGGGACCTCGCGATCTATCAGAAGGGGTGCCTCACCCTCGAAAACTGGATGCCGTTCTCCCAGGGCGGGGTCATCACGCGGCCGGGAACCAAGTACCTCGGTACCACGAAGAACAACGTCCTGGGGCGCCTCCAGGGCTGGAGACTCCCGAGCGGGACCTGCTACATGCTCGAGTTCACCGCGCTCGTGCTCCGGTTCTGGACGGCTGCGGGTGCATTGTTCGGCGCTCCCCTCGAGCTCGTGACCCCCTACACGACCGCGGCCGCGTGCCGAGCCCTTCGCTTCGCCGTGGACGGCAACACGCTCTTCATCGTCTGCGAAGGCTACGCTATCCAGAAGGTAACGTGGACCGGCTCCACGTTCACTATCGGCGCGGCCGTCATCGTCGGCAACACGGGCGTGGTACCGTTCTCTGCTACCGGGGACTACCCGGGGTGTATCGCCGGCTTCGGACAAAGGCTGTGGTTCGGGCGGTCGACGAACGATCCCGGAACCCTCTGGGCGAGCCGCGTCGGGATCTACACCGAGGCTAGGGCCGTGGCCTGGACGGCTTCTACGGCGTACGAGATCGGGGATATCGTCTCTAACGACACCGGCAAGCTCTATACCTGCGTCACCGCAGGGACTTCGGCGGGATCCGGCGGACCGACCGGGACAACTGCGGCGATCACCGATGGAACTGCGGTATGGGACTATTGGTGCGCGTCAGGCTCCATCGACATGACCTACTTCGAGCGGCTCCGCTACGACGTCGAGCAGCTCGAGGCCGTAGCCTCGTGGGCTGATCCGGACATCCCCGAGCTCGAGACTGTCACGGTCTATCGCGACCTCACAACCGCCGACTCCGCGATGGAGCTGACGCTCGCGAGCGATACCGCGATGACCGTCAACGAGCTCATAGCGGGAACGCTTCTCCTCGTCTCGACGGCCGGCGTCGAGTACACGATCCCTGCCGACATGACGGCGCTCACACCCGAAAAACTCCAGCCCTCCACCCACAACGGCGGCGCCGCGGTCTCGGGGTGTCTGATCGGCGACGCCATGCTCTTCTGGCAGGTGAGCGCGACGCGCCTCCGGGAGTACCCCGTAGGGGATGCAACGGAGGAATCGGTAGAGGATCTCAGCTACCACGCCGAGCACATCTTCACGTCTACCGGCACCGTGGTCGAAGCGGCATTTGCGGTGATTCCCTGGCCGATGGTCTACGCTGTCCGCTCGGACGGGGTGCTGTGCGCGCTGGCCTACGACAGAAAGCTCGGTATGCGGGCCTGGCATCGGCTCACCTGCGGGGGAGGGGGCCTCGTCCAGAGTGTGGGCGTCACCGGAGGTACCGCGCGGGATGCCGTCTGGACTATAACGCTCCGCGGCACTCAGTACTGCGTGGAGCTCTGGGACGGCATTGAGGACATGACGGCGATCCCGCTCGACGCCTGGGTCAACGTCGCTACGGCCGGCGCCACCGTGACCGGCCTCGATAGATTCACCGGGACGACGGCCACCATATGGAACGTCACCGAGAGCGCGGTCTACACGGCGGCGGTAACGGCGGGCGTGCTCACAACCCCGGCGGCCTGTGTCGGAGACCATCTTGTCGTGGGCGCGGGATTCACCTGCACTATGAAGACCATGCGGATCCACACCGAAGGGCCGTACGGCCCCGGAGACATGAGGCTCCGCCAGATCTCCAAAGTCTACGCCGAGGTCCTCACGAGCTACCCTTGCAAGCTCGGGCGCGTGTCGACGGCTGCGCAGCTTGAAACGATGCCCTTCACGGGGTCGGTCAGCGGAATCTACGAGTGTCCCTTCCGCGGGGCGAGTGACCGCGATACCTGGGTCATGGCCATCCAGGACGAGCCCTACCGCAGTATGATCCTTGCCTTGATCCCCGAGGTGGAGACGTAATGGGGTTCTTGGCGATCCTCGGGATGTTCGTAGCACTCACCGCCGCCGCGATGAAGATGGACGCGGCCGAGGACGACATCGATGCGATGATCGAAGACCTCGACAGCGCCATCGCCGGTCTCAACGAGCAGATCGAGGCCGTCGAGACCGACCGCACCAGGGAGATCGCGCAGGCCGACGCCCTCCTCGAGGCTGAGAAAACCAGGATCGCGGCGGAAAAGCTCGAAGTCACCATCGACGAGAGCGACGCCTACACCTCCCGTGTCGAGCAGGAGCTGGCCGACCTCCTCGAGAAGCACGAGATCGACCAGGATGAGTACGACCGGCGGAAGGCCGCGGTAGAAGAGAACCGGGCGGCCGAACGCGAGAAGATCGAGCTCGCCAAAAAGCAAGCCCTCGAGTCCAAGGACCAGAGTCTCGGGCAGCTCACGAAGAGAGCGGAAGAGGGCGACGTCGAGTCCGCCCGTAAGGTCTCCCAGATCACGGCCAAGCGCGATCAGTTCCTGGCCCAGACCAAGGACGAGGCGATCCTCACCCTCAACCGCGCCGGCCAACAGGCCGAGTACGAGGTAGGAGTCCCAAAGGAAGAGGCCTCGCTCAAAGCCGGGGAGGCCAGGGCGGGGCTCGCGGCGACGGCCGTCCGCGCAACTGGATCCCCGCTTCTCGCGCTCCGCCAAGTAGAGAAAGCAGCACGGGCCGAGCAACAGGAGGCCGAGCGCCAAGCTCGTTACACCGTCCAGGCTACGGCCATGGGCTATGCCCAGGAAGTAGGTTCCGCGAGAACCGAAGCCGAGCAGAGCGTTGAAGACGTCATGGCCGCAAACGCTCTCGCCGACAAAGAACTCGAACGCACGCGCGAGGACACCGAGCTCGCGTTCAGGCAGACCTACGAGAACCTGGAGGCGAGCACCGCAGACGTCGAGCGTCAGGCGAAGCAGGAGACCGCCGAACTCGCCTACCAAGAGAAGACCGAGGATACCCAGTACAAGCAGGAGGCGGCGCGGATCAAGAACGAAGCGCGCCTCGCGGCCGAGCAACTTGATCGCGACCTGAACACCGCAATCCTCCAGACCGACCAGGCGAAGGAGGACATCCAGGATCAGGCCGACATCCTCACGCAGCAGTACCGGCGTAGTCTCGCGGATGCCGCGCGGCACAAGACGAACCTCGTCACGAACAGGAGCTCTATCGTGGCAGCCGCCGGAGTGGGCGCGGTGTCGAGCATCCTCACTGCCGCGAGCGGATTCATCGACACGCTTCCGGCTTCGCAGGCCGTGGTGTAGGGGAGAGCATGGGTAACTACGACGTCAACGTAGCCGGAATGTGGGCCGAGAGCCTCGACAGCCTCAGTCGGTCCCTGACCGCGTTCTCCTCTCGCCTCAACGAAGCCGACCGCGTCTCTCAGTATTCCTCCGGCCTCTCCGCCATGGACCGAGCCTTCTCCACCTACAACCGCTCCATCAAGGACAAGCGCTGGGCGAAGCCCGCAGATACGGAGAGCTCAGCAAAGTCAGTCTCCGGAGAATCCGGAGCCTCAGCGCAGCTCACCCTCGGGCAGATCGACGAGGCGTCCCTTACCGCAGACCACGCCGCGCTCATCAGTACGCAGCGCGACTTCATCCGCCAGAACTTCCGGAACAAGGCCGCACAGGAGCAGCTCCTCGCGGCCCTCGAGCAGCGATCCGTCCAGCACTATGACCAGGTCTGGGAGCTCTGGAGCACGGAGACCACGCACCGGCTCATCGCCGACAGCGACCAGAACATCACCTACTGGGCAGAGAAGACAGACTTCACGCCGGAGCAGAGGATGCAGCAGGTCGACACGCTGCTACGCTCCGACGTCAACACCGGCCTCCGCCGGGCCGACGATGCCGCCGCCTACTCGGAGAAGATGAAGCGGGAGATAGAGTCCTCATGGGCGGTAGGTACCGCGGTGGAGCAGGCGAAGGCCGCGGGGTGGAACATGCAGGCCGCTGACGCCTGGATCGACGCCAACACGCCGTTTTGGGATGGGGATCCCGCCAAGCGCATCGCAGCCCGAGAGGTGGTAGCGAAGGAAGTGAACTACCGCGTCAAGGAGATCGACCGCATCAAGGAGGAAGAGGGCGCCAAGCAGTGGGATGCCTTCCGCGAGATCCTCGCCATGGACCCGACGAAGCTCACGCGGGACGTGCTGGCCAAGTTCGAGGTATCCGTGGATCGCGCGCACCAGGCAGACGTCAGGACCTACCGTGAGCGTTACGACAAGTACATCAACATCGCCCCGGACCAGGTCGTCATCAACACGCAGCAGCGCAACGATCTCAGCATGCGAGCCGACCTCGCGAGGTGGAAGCGCGGGGGCATGCAGGGGCCGCCACCGTTCGACGAGGCGAAGATCATCGCCATGGCCGCGCCCCCCGAGGGCAACGTCGCAACCCTTTCGATGGAAGCCGCGAAGGCGCTACAGGGAGATCTCCAGGAGGCCATCGGTACGACGCCGAAGGGCACGGACCCCCGGGCCATCGCCGCCGCGGGCATCAACGCCAGCCTCTACGGAGCCATCGGCGGGAGCTCGCCGGTCGATCCCTTTGTCGCGGTCGCAGACGGCACGATCGAGCAGGCTCTTGCCGAGGGCAGAATCAGTCCAGAGCAGCACGACTCGCTCCTTGCCCGCCGGCAGCAGCTTCACAACGACTACGTCGCGCGAGGGGAGAAGCCAGCGGACGCTACGACGGCTTTCGCCGCGGCGATCACCGGCAGACTCTACAAGAACATGGCCGACAAGGCACCGCAGGATCCCTACGTGCTGGTTAGCGACGAGGAGCTACGGCTATCGCTTGCCGCGGGCCAGTTGTCGCCGGGAGGCTACAAGGAAGTCCTGGCGCTCCGGCACAGTCTGGAGCAGGAGTACATTAACAGGGGAGGGAAGCCCCTGGACCAAACGAAGATGTACGCCTCCGGGATCGAGTCGGAGCTCTACGGCGCCATGGAAGGCGACGCCAAGGATCCCTACCTCGCAGTGGAGGAGGGCGAGATCGAGGCCGCGCGCGACTCCGGGAAGATCACCCCCGACCAGGCCAACGGCCTCCTTGCGCTCCGGTACAGCCTGCACGGGAACTTCCTGGCAAACAGCTCTTTCGGCAAGACCACGGCCGAGGGACAGGCGAAGGCTTTCGAGATAGTCTACGACCCGCACAAGACCAGCGATACCAAGCGCGAAGAAATCAAGGACCTCGTCGTCAAGGGCGGTCTCTCGGGATCAGATGGGTCGATCTGGACGGCGAAGATAGACCCGTACAACGGCGACGCCGACAAGAAGGCGATCATCGACTCCATCAGGGACACGTACGGCCCCGCGATGGAGGGCAAGAACGTCGAGGAGACCCGGGCGATCATGCGCGAGATGATCTCCGGAGTCGATGCGATGGAGGCCTTCTTCCAGAAGAGCGACAAGCCCGCCGAGTGGCGTGCGGAGCGCGACCGCTTCCTCGAGGACAAGAAGGCTAAGGAGGGAAAGGCCGCGCAGGAGTCTCTCCAGACCATCATGGCGCAGACCTTTGGAGGCCCGACCGCCTATGCCGAGGGCTTCGCCTCCCGTGCCGGCGCCTCCGGCTCCGTATTCGAGATGGCCGCGGCCCAGGAGGCGCTCCGCGAGGTCGCAAGGCTTCCACCCGATCTACAGGCCCGCTTCGAGGGAGAGACGGCGCCGAGCGTCCGCCAGCTTGACAACGACGTGCTCTCGAAGGCCGGTATCGTGGACAAGAACTGGCTCGGAACACGGGTCAAGACAGCGGTCTACACGGCATCGGTCACAACCGGCAGGTATGCCGGCGAGACCCTCTACGCTCTCACGCCCGTGAAGTACAACCCCGACACGGGAGCGATCAGGCCACAAGCCGGCCAGGAGCTCTACGTGGTCAGGTACCCGAGCGTCGACGGCGTCATCCGGCCGCAGGTGTTCAAGATGCAGACCGACCCCGCAAAGCCGCAGGCCGGCGAGTGGATACAGGTGTTCCAGTGGTAGCGCGCCATGGGTGACGAGTTCGACCTCAGCGACTTGGTTACCGCCCCGGCTCAGGTAGGACAGGATGAGCCGTCGCCCGAGGACGATACCGGGCTCGACCTGTCGGACATCCAGCCCCAGCAGCAACCCAAGACCGCGACGCCCGCGGTGACTTCCGGGTCGTGGTACGTTCCGGAGGCCGACGAGCTACCGACATGGGACAACACCATCCCGGCGGCCCTCCAGCTCAGGATAGCGAAGAGCGACAACCCCACGTACAACCGAGACCTCATGTGGACGGCCCTGGCGATGAATCAGACGATGAAGATGCCCATGAGCGAGGCCCTCCAGAAGGCGCGGGCCCTTGCAGACTCGTCGGACCCGCAGGCGAAGCGCATCAACCAGGCCATGCCCGCCGAGTGGACCGCCCAGCGCATAACGACACGTATGAACATCATCGGCGCCCGCATGCTCCGCTCAGGGGAGACGGAAGAAGACCTCGCCGAGTACAAGAAGCTTCAGGCGCAGCTCCCGGGCCTCGAGGACGTCGCGCCGGCGTACCCCGAGACCGTCCTGGGGTGGCTCGAGGAGAAGGGACGCGCGGCGCTTGTGGGAAGCGCGGGGCTTGCGGGGCAGCAGTTCGAGCGCATGGCCGGTGCCTCCGCGTACGGCGAGGGCGCGGACACGAGTCTCAAGGGGGCGGCGGAGCGGGTGGTCAACCTCGCGCGCGAGGGCGCGGAAATGATGGTCCCCTGGTTCCTCTCCGGCGACAAGTACGTCGAACAGCCGGGGGAGATCGTCCGGAAACTCGAAACCGCCTATTCCATCATGCGCGGCGGGAAGTCGATGGGGGAGCAGGAGGCCGGCGGATCCTACATGGAGATGCGCGAGGCCGGGGTACCGCGGGAGATCGCTCTCCCGATCGCGCAGGCCGTGGGGACCATCAACCAACTCACGGAGTGGGCGGGATGGGCGACGTTTGTCGCCATGTTCCCCGGAGCCGACAAGGTGGCTCGGGATGCCCTCTCTACGCTCACCCGCAAGGCCATCGTCGGCCCCCTCCTCAAGAACAAGGCGCTCCAGCTCGCGGCGAAGTACGCGGGGAGTGTCGCCGGGAACATGGGCCAGGAGGTGGCGCAGGAAGTAACGACGTGGCTCGGTACCGAACTCGGCAAGGAGATGCACGATAAGGTTCTCGGCCTCCCGGCCAGTTCGCTTCCACCGGAGATGCAGGCGTGGGTCAACAAGGAGGTTCTGGGGGAAACCGTATTAAGCGACCGACTGGCCGCGATGACCGAGCAGTTCCTCCCCGCCATGATGCTGACCGGGGCCCTCCCGGTTGCGGCGACGGTAACGAGCAACATCGCCCAGCGCTCGGCCCAGGCCGTGGCCCCGGGAATAACGCAGGAGTCCGTGACGGGCGCCCCCAAGGTGTCAGAGGTACAGACGATCCGCGACAAGATCGCGGCTTCGCAGACGGAGATCCAGGACATCCTCCGCGCTCAGGAGGAGGCCGACACGGAGGCCGCTGTAGCTCCCGACCTCTCCGCTCCCCTTGCGAAGCTCGAGGAGCACGCGAGCACCGTCCAGACCGCGCTCGACGCAAGGATAGCGGCAATCGACAGCTCCCCGGAGATCTCCGCGGACCAGGTCAACGAGATCCTCGACCTCGCCGAGATGAAGGACGAGGTGGTCGCGGCGCAGCAGCGCTACGGCGTACGCTCGCAGGAGCAGACTCTCCCGACCGCTCCCCAGGTGCCGGCCGCTCCCTTCGGCGCCGACATCCGCGAGGCTATCCGCGCGAACCTACCGCAGTTCACCGAGCGCGAGACCACGGCCGCGGGGCTCGTGGTGGACTTCCGCGCCAAGCGCGAGGGCAAGAGCACCGCCGACTACGTCGCGCAGACCTTCGCGCCGGGGGTGTTCGCATCCCGCGAGCAGGCAGAGGCTACGGTCGCGCAGCAGCCGGGAGCGAATGCCGCCGTGCAGTTCCTCGAGGATGGGCGCGCGATCATCCACGCCGTGGAGCAGACGGACTTCAAGGCGCTTGTGCACGAGTTCGTCCACGTCTTCGGCCGCCACCTCTCGGAGGAGGAGAGCGCCAAGGTGCAGGCTACCTTCGGCACCGGGGTGCAGGCAGAGGAGCGCTTCTCGGAGGCGATGATCCGCTTCTACCAGACTGGCGAGACCGAACACACGGAGATGCGGCCGCTCATGGGCGAGCTCGCCGAGCTCCTCCGCGGGGCCCGCACGCAGTACGCGGACCTGATCCCGGAGGAGACGCGGAAGGTGTTCGACTCCGTGCTTGGCGCCCAGACCACGCAAGGCGCAGAGGCTTCCGTAGAAGCGGAGACCGACACCCTGTTCAACGTCGGCGACCGCGATGCATTCTACCTCAAATCGGCGCGAACCGTAGAGGAGAAGATGAAGGGGCCGATGCAGGCTTCGGCCCTCCGTTCCATGCTCGCGAACGCCGGGGTGAAGCCGGATGAGTTGAAGTGGACTGGGCTTGACGAGTTCCTCGCGGAGGATCGCAAGCTCACCCCAGCCGAAGTCCAGCAGTACCTTGCCGAGAACGCCGTCACCCTCGTGGAGGTAGAGAAGGGCAAGCCCGGCATGGGCCTCGAGGCCGGGGAGACCAAGTTCGAGGGGTACGTGCTCCCGGGCGGCGAGAACTATCGCGAGCTACTAATCACCGTCCCGGAACTTGGCGCCAGAAAAACATCTGCCGTTACTACCCTTCCCGAAGGCATGTCGACGAAGAAACTGTCGCCCGATTCCTATCAGGCGAAAGAAGGACGTCCGTGGGCCGTCGTAAGGGCTGACGGTTCTCTCGTCGGCAACGCAGGAGCCACCCAAGAACGGGCCATTGCGAACGCGCTGGAGACCATAGCCGCTAGCGCTAAATGGGAGGCTCGCCCCGTAAGCTATTCGAGCCCCCACTGGGGTGAAGAGAACGTGCTCGTGCACATGCGCTTCGACGAGCGCACCGACGCCGAGGGCAAGCGCGTGCTCTTCGTGGAGGAGATCCAGAGCGACTGGCACCAAGCGGGTAGGGAGAAGGGGTACAGCACAGACACGCCTCCAAGGGTCGCGGGAATAGAAAGCAAAGTCGGATCGAATCTCCCGCCGGGATGGTATTGGCCTATAGATGAATCGGGTAAACACGTGACCTTTGAGGCGCTCTACGGCCCATCGGAAGAGGAAGCCATAGCTAAAGCGCAGGCCTTTGTTGACGACAAGTTTCGGAGTGCCCGTGTACCTTCGGCTCCCTTCTCGAAGACCTGGCCGGAGCTCGCCTTCAAGCGGATGCTCCGGTGGGCGGCAGAGAACGGCTTCGACTCCGTAGCGTGGACCACGGGAGAGCAGCAGGCGGCGCGGTACGACCTCAGCAAGCAGATAGCGCGCCTCGACGCGGGCAAACAAGAAGATGGCGCCTGGGCCTTGCAGGCCAGGACGGAGGAAGGCACCGTCGTTCTGGAGAAAGAGGACATACCCGAGAACCAACTATCGGACATCGTGGGAAAGGAGATGGCCCAGCGCATCGTAGAGCGCGGAGGCGGGGCGTTCGAGGGCCTCGATCTGAAGGTGGGCGGCGAGGGCATGAAGGGCTTCTACGACAAGATGCTCGTCGACTTCGCCAACAAGTACGGGAAGAAGTGGGGAGCCGCGGTAGGCGATACCTCGCTCGACGCGGCAACCGTCCACTCCCTCCCCATCACCCCCGAGATGCGCGAGAGCGTCATGCGGGGGCAGACCCTCTTCAACACGCAGGAGGACCAGGAGTCCGCCTACGAGTCAGCGCGAACCTTCTCAGACCCCGAGGAGTACGTCGCCTTCGAGCAGGCCATGAGCCTCGAGCCAAAGCCCGAGGAGGAGATCCGCAAGGAGTGGGAGACCGCGCAGACCGCAGCCCCGAGCCGCGCGCGCGAGAACGCCCGGTTCCTCGCAAGCATCGAGACACCCGAGGGGATCGATGCTCTCCTCCTCGAGCTCTGGGAGGCCGAGGGCGACCAGCCCAAGCTCCCGACGATGGACGTGCACAACCTCTTCAAGGCCGCCGTCGACAAGGCTCCCAAGGGGATCTCCGATGCCCACCGCGCCAAGCTCCTCGCGCAGCTCCGCGACAACCCCACGAAGTACCGCGCCGTCATCGCGCAGGTCCTGGGAGACGAGGCCGCGGCCGACCAGATCGCCCGCGAGCAGGAGACGGACCCCGACGCCGCGGCGATAGAGCAGGCGAAGGAAGCCAACCGCGAGCTCCGCCGACAGAACGCGCTCCTCACCAAGAAGATAGGCGAGATAGAGAAGCTCGCCTCCCGCCAGGAGCTCGGCACCCTCCGAGAGCAGCTCCGCGCCGACGTCGCCACCATGAAGGCGAAGGAGATCGCCGAGCGTGCGGGAGCGGAGCAGATCACCGCCAAGGCCACGACCCGTGACCTCCTCGCCCAGATCGCCGAGGAACAGGCCGCCCAGGAGGCCACGGTCAAGCAGGCGGAGACGGCCCTGGCCCAGGCCGAGCGCGAAGGGAAGAAAGCGGTCATAGCGGCGCGCCGGGAGGAACGCGACAAGGCCGCGGCGAAGCTCGCAACGACGAAGGAGAAGGCAGCCGCTACCCTCGCGGCACAGAAGCAGCGCATGAAGGACTACCGGGAGGCCGTGCAGACAAAGGCGCACGCCGACCGCCTCATCAAGTCGATCATGCGCAAGCCAGGGAAGGGCATGACCGTCGCCAAGGCCCGGGAAGTCCGCGCGATGCAGGACCGCCTCGTGGTGAAGGACATCACCGCCCACCAGCAACTCCGCGACAAGCTCCAGGCATGGAAGAACGCGAACCCCGGCAAGGCTCTACCCGCGGAGGCGCAGAGGATCATCGACCAGCGCCTCGTGCGCGACATGACCGTGGAGGAGCTCGAGGCCTACCAGAAGGAGGTAAACGACCTCCGGACCGCGGGGCGCCAGGCTCTCGGCCGCAAGAAGTACGAGAGGATGCGCCAGAAGGAAGCCCTCTGGAACGACGTCCTGCCGGTGCTATCGAGCGTGAAGCCGAAGAAGACGCTGCCCACCGGCACCGGAAGCGAGTCGTACGCGACAGCCGTGGAGACCGGAAAGCTCGCACTCCTTGACCTCATCAACACCCGCCCGAACCGATTGGCGGAGATCCTTGATGGAGGCCAGCCGAACGGACCGAACTCCCGACTCTTGGTAGGCGCCGTGAACGCCGCAGAGGACGAGAAGGTTGTGAACGTCCTGCGGCGGAAGATGCAGATCCCGGCCAAGATGAAGGAGCTCGGGCTGAAACCCCGCGACTTCTTCCGCCTCGTGAAGGTAGGGGAGGACGTCTACAACAAGAACCAAGCACTCGCGGTGTACATCTACATGCAGAACGAGGACACGAAGCGCCACCTCATGGGCGAGACCGGCATCAACGACAGGAGCGCGGCGATCCTCATTGGCTCGCTATCCCCGAAGCAGAAACAGATGGGCGACTTCCTCATGTCCCTCTTCGAGGGCAAGGACAAGGATCGCTTCCTGGACTTCTGCGTTGAGTACCTCAACTCGGACACGGAAGAGGTGAAGAAGTACTTCCCAACCGTAGTCCAGGGTGCGCTCTATGAGAAGCACGAGGAGCAGATCCTCGACGACATCGCGGGCCGGTCCGGAATAAGAAGAGGTAGGGTGAACAAGGGAAGCTCGATCAGCCGAGTGAAGAGCACGAAGAAGATCAGCCTGAATGCTTTCGCGATAGCGCTCGACGCGATCGAGAAGCACGAGCACCTCCTGGCCTACCAGGAGGTTGTGGAGAACATGAACTACGTCTACACCCGCCCCACGGTACTCAGGGAGATCGTACGGGCTCACGGGGAGGACATGGCCAGGATTGTCAAGCAGTACATCGCAGACGTAGCCAACCCGAAGCACTCCCACGAGTGGGACCCAGTCATCAAGCTATCCGAGCGGATTCGCGGGAACGTCACGGTGAGCGGGATCGCCTGGAATCTCACCAGCTACGCCAGGAACTGGCCGACGTTCGCCAAGTGGCTCTACCTCCCGTACGCGAACGCGGGCAGGCTCTACTCCGCGCAGGCGCAGTGGCTTTTCGGTAGCCGGAAGCTCTACGACTTCGTGACATCTCACGATCCTCAGATAGCGGACCGTGTCGCGCACCCCGAGTTCGAGGAGATGCACCTCCGCCAGTGGAACAAGACCAAGCGATTCGCGGACCGCGCGAACATGCTCGGCGTGTGGGCCCTCGAGCAGTTCGATCTCGGCACCGCCCTGATCGGATGGAAAGGGGTGTACGACCACGTCTACGCCACGACCGAGGGCGATGCGGCCACCAAGGAAGCCGCCGCAACCGCTGCCGCAAAGGACGCCACGCTCCGGACGCAGCCCCAGGGCAAGACGAAGGACCTCACGTCCATTCAGAAGAGCCCGACCGGAAAGTGGCTCGTGCTGTTCGGGAACCAGCTAAACCAGATGTACAACATGCTCTGGCACGATCTTCCCACGGCAATGAAGAACCGGGAGCTCGCGGCCCTGAAAAAGGTCATGTGGGCCGTGCGTCTCGGAGGGGCCTTCGCGATAACCGGGATCATCATGGGCGCCATCGACCGTAAACGCCTGCCCAAGGACGAGAAGGAGATCGCGGAGGATATCGTATCGCAGTTCCTTGCCCCGTCCCCTTTCGTCGGGGATGTCCTCGTTTCGACGGTGGCGGGAAAGCCGGCCTACGGATCGACCCTCTACGGAAGCACGCTGAAGGCCCCCATCGCCGAGACCATCCAAAGGGGAGCGAAGATCGTGAAGGAGGCGCAGGAGGGCGACACCGAAGGCCTTCTGAAAGCGGCGATCAATGCGGCTCCATCGGCTCTCCGGCTCCTGGGATTCGGAGGAGCGGTGCCCGTGCAGCGGATAATCCGCGCCTTCACCGAGGGCGATGCGTGGTGGCTCATCGGAGGGCCGCCGGAGGACAGGGAGGACTGATGCCGACGCGCGTGACGAGCCAGGAAAGCGACGGCGTCTTCGGACGCTTCCAGGACATCGAGGTAACGGGGCGGGTGATCGGTCCCCAGTTCTCGCGGATCTTCTCCGCCATCGACGCGCTGGTAGCCCACAACGAAGTCGTGACGCTCGGCAACAGCGTGTTGCGAGGGCTCGACCCGATCCCCGCCGCCTCCGAGCTCTTCGACCTCTCGCAGCCGGACTGCGTCTCCTCTCTCGGCCGCAAGCCCAGCGCGAAGGAGATCACCTACGAGCCCGGGCACCTCTACGACGAGGTCGGCACGGAGTACGACAACGCGCTCGCCAAGTTCGCGGGGCGCGGCACGATCGGTTGCTTCGGCGCGACGCCGAACCTGGTCACCGATCCCGAGGACCTTACGACGACCGCGTGGACACTGGTCAACTGCACCGCAGAGGCGAGCGCAAAGGTGTTCGCAGGGCATCCGCTGACGAAGCTCATCTGCGCCTCGACGAGCGGAGCCTACATTCGTCAGGACGCGGCCGTTACCACCGCAACCCCGCTTGTGAGAGCGATAGTCTGCAAAGGCAACGCTAGCGCGGCTGCCGATCTGACCCGTGTTGCCCTCTATGACTTCTCCGCCTCGGCCGTACGGGGCTCCATCGACATCAAGTGGACTGATTCGACCTACACGGCCGGGAATGGTGCCACCGACGATCGGGTGGACTTCTACGGGGACTTCGCTGTTGTCAGGTTCCGCGCGGCCTCCGTCAACACCGGCAACACGAACGCGGTTCTGATCTATCCGGACCTCAACGAGGCCGCCACAGACTACGCCTACGCCGGGGCAGTCATGGTGTCGGACGCTGCATTCCTGGCGCCGTTCACTCCGACAAGTCGGCCAGTTGGCAGCGCGCGGTACCCTCTCGCCCCTGCAACGAAAGGCACCATTGATCTGTGGGTCCGCCCGTTGTTCTCCTACGACAGCACGGGCGACAAATACGTCTGGCGTCTCGGCGGGAGTGGCGCCTCGGGACAGATCAGTCTCTCTTACCATGCTACGAACGACAAGTGGGTGGTGCGGGCAACGCTTGACGGCAGCAACTACAGGTACGTGTACAGTACATCGGCATTCACCGCCAACGCCGCCCTCCAGGTCTGGCAGCACATCAAGGTCGTCTGGGACCTGGGAAACGACGCCGTCAGCATGTACGTTGACGGCGTCGCGCAGACTGATACGGCAGCGGCCGGGTCATGCGCCGCCTTCGCCTTTGCGGGGAACTACCTCTACATCGGCGGCCTGGTCAGCGGCTACGCCTGCAACAGTCTCCTCTGCGATTTCCTCTATCAGCCCTCCGTCGAGGACACCTCTGCCACCCACTACACCAACGCCGTCCCCTGGTACGACACGTCGGAGGTGACGAACAAGTACCAGAGCGTCCGCATCAACCGCTACGGGATCAGGCTCCACAACGCCAACATCGGCATCGGCGACGACTACGGCCGCTACATCGGCATCTCGCCCGCTGAGGGCCTGCTCGCGCGCGACGCCGCGGGGAAGATCATCCACGACATCCCCACCGCGCCGATCCTGGCGGACATGATCTATGGCGGGCATCTCATTTGGAGGGATGCCGCGGACTACTTCGCGGCAGACTCGATCATCTACACCTCTACGGCGGCCGCAGAGACCACCAACCTCACAGGTTCCGTGCAGAACACCGCCTTGGCTGCGCACCTACCGCCCGGCATGACTAACGTCAAGGGCGTACTCTGCTCGGCGTACCTGTATATGACGATCGCGACCGCGAAGGGGAAGGTGGGAGCAGATCGGACTGTAACGCTCAGATACGGTACAGCCTACGGATCAGTTGGGAGTTACAACTACGCAGGGGGCCTCCGCGAAAGGATGGAAGTAGCAGGTGTCTCGCTGCACTCGATCAATTGGCTCCAAGCCCTGATCCCTGTCGTGTGGTACGGCGGAGCCCCATACGTCGTCTGGCAGATGCAGGGTGCCGCTTCCGGAATGGATACCGCATCGGGCCAGGTCTCAAACGGAGTCCAGCTATATCTCGCGGGGGTGCTCATATGAAGCTGTGGTACCAGAGGCTTTCAGCGAGCGAGTCGCATGGGGTGCGCGCGAACGAGTGCCCGGGAGATGGGTGGTACGAGATTGAGCGGTTTCCCGAGCCCGGTGAGACCGTGACGATCGTCGACGGAAAAGCGCAGATCCGAGCGCCCGAGGTGGACGCAGAGGCCGAGGCCCGCGCCGCCAAGCGCGCGGCGATACAGGCGGCGCTCCCCGATATCCTCCTCGCGGCGGCCGAGGGCAAGGACGTAGGGGAGGAAGTACGTAAGGTGTTGAACGCGGCAGCCGAGGTCGCGAAAGCCAAGGAGGGCACGTGCTCAAAGACATCTTGATTGGCGTCGCCATCGCAGCCGCAACCGGGACCGGCGCCGTGGTCTGCCGCTGGGCCATCGTTACTGCTCGCGTCCCGAAGCGCACCACGCGCCTCGAGGCCGCGATCCCCATGCTCATCCTCGGCCAGGTCGCCACTTTCGACGCGCTCCTCGTGTTGGCCGAGTGCGCCGGAGCCAACGGAAAGCTCGCGAGCCTGCGGGAGACCATCCGCGAGAGCCGCGCCGAGATGATGGCCTACCTCTCCGGCGCGGCGATCAGCCAGAAAGGAAAGCAATGAGCGCATGCATCCTCCCCGCGACGGGGACGATCTCCTCACGCTGGGCCGACCCGCGGCCGCTCTCGAATCCGGGCGAGCACATCCACGGGGCCCTCGACATCTCCGCGCCCGTCGGGACTCCCCTGCTCGCCCCCCAGGCTGGGACCGTCTACCGCTTCTACATCCTCCGCCCACCGACCGGCGGGAGCTGGAAGTGGATGCTCCGCGACGGCCCCATGCCGCGCCTACCGTGGGGCGACTACGCCCACGACGTCTACGGAGCTGTCACCGTCCTGGACGGAGCAGACGGCGTGCATCTCCTCTGCCACTCCTACATCCGCCAGCTCCTGGACGCTACGCGCGGGATCGTCTGGGCCTACCAGGAGCAGCCGGAGGACGCGAGGTGGCCTGTCGGTATCCACCACACGTTCGCGTGGCCGCAGAGGGTAGAGCGCGGCGAGGTGATCGGCGCCGTAGGCAACGCCGGATACTCGACGGGGTCGCATGTGCACTGGGAGATCCATCGGGGGTGGACGCTCACGCCGTACGCGGAGCGACCGGACCCGGAAAGGCTGGTATGATGGGCAAGCTCAAGCGTCTCTGGCGTCGCATCTATGACGACATCGCCGTCTGGGGCGCGACTCTCGCCGGCGTCGTGGGCTCTATCCTCTGGCCGGCGGTCCTCGCGATGGCCATGCAGGGCACGCTGCCCGCGTTCGGCTGGCCTGACCTCGTGCGCCTCCTGGGAGCCTCGATCATCGCTATCGTGCTCGCCGTCCGCTCCGATCGCGAGGGGACGCCGGAGCAGCGAAACACGCGGGAGGCGATCCGCCGCAGGTGCAGCGCCGCCTTCTCCCGCGGCTTCGCCTGGCAGAGCGGGATCGCCGCGCTCACGGCCGTCGCGGCGGGGGCGGGGGGGTGAAGCGTGTACTGTCGATCATCGCCTCTCTCATCCTCGGGGCCGCGATCGGCGCGGGCGCGGTTGCTCTTCTGCGCTTGCGTCCTACTCTCGATCTTCTCGCCGGCGCTACTGCCCGCGCTGACGGAGAGCGAGACCGAGCTGCTGCAGAGTATCGTCGCGGACATGCTGCTGGCGCGGCAGAGCTTGGCAGTATCAGCGCGCGCGCTGACGGACTCGCAAGCGAGCTTGACCGAGCAAGGACAACTCTTGAGAGAGAGCACGCAGCGCGTCTCGAGGCTGAGCGCGCAGCTACAGCTCTGGCGGGAGCACTCGACGGAGCTCGACGACTCTCTGGGGAGGCTCTCGTCGGAGTTGGCGACGCTGCGGCAGGAGTTGCGCAGGCTGACGGACACCTACAACGCGCTCTTGACGCAGCACGACGACTACTCGCGCCAGGTGGATGCGCGGATCCTGGCGACTGACCGCAGGGTCCGTGCGTGGCGGATCGGAGCCTTGGCGGGATCCGCGGCAGCGCTGGCGCTTGGTTTCCTGCTGGGCCTGCTCGTTCCGGGGTAGCTCGCCTGCCGGGTGCAGGAGGAGTAACGGGGCCGCTCTCGAAAGGGGGCGGCCCTTGCTGTCTGCGGGCCCGGCCTTACACCCGTGTGAGCAGCAGAACGCGCGCCGTTCCGCTATCCCGGACAAGGTGCAGCGTGTTGGCATCAACGAACTCGTAGGCGAAGTCAACGCCGAACTCCTCGCTCCAGATAATCGACAGGAGCCCATCTTCGATGGCCCATGCCCCGAGGTCCGTGACGGAGAAGTTGTCGACGTAGTACAGGACATCCCCGCCGTCGGACTGCGATCCAAAGGAGAAGTACGCCTTATGGGAACCGAGGTCCATCTCCCAGCAACCGACCAGCCTGTCCTCGTCGGGGAGCAGATCGGTGCACGCGGCCAGCCATAGCGCAAAGAGCACGACGACAGGAGTCCACTTCTTCATCGCATCCTCCTATCCAGAATCTACCGAGGCCCGCGCGGAACGACAATATGAGCCTGAAAAAAAAGTGATCGCCCCTATTGACAGCCGTTCTCTTTCCGTCCTATAGTCTCCCCATGGCACAATCGATCCGCAAGAGACCGACCGCCGGCCGCACGCAGGCATACGTCCCATTCTCCGAGGCCGACCACAAGGCGCTCCGGGACTACTGCCAGCGCGAGGGCCGCAAGAAGGGCTGGGTCATCCAGCGCGCGGTACGCGAGTACCTCGAGCGGCAGACTTCCTTGGCGGGTCCGCCGAAGGAGGAATCCCGTGGCTGACACGACTGTCGAACTGGCGAGTCTCGTCGGACTGCACAAGCTGTCGGGCGTGGACATGGAATCGGGCTCCGTGGAGCAGTACCAAGGGCATTTCAAGGACTGCCAGATGTTCCGTTTCCGGCTGGACGGGATTGTGTACTGTGCAATCGAAGACCCGAGCGATGGCTACCGCTCCATGATGAGCAGCTTGGTCGTGCAGAAGGCAAACCCGATCAAGAACACCTTCGAGCCCATAAAGGTCCTGGGTGTTTTGCGCACGAAGGGGACGTATAGCGGCACCGATGACGTGCTCGAATTGAGGCTGCTCCCGAACGGGAACGTCATCCTGGAAGTGGGCACCGAGAACACGGACGACTACTACCCGTCGTTTGTGGGCCGGTGGATGCCCGAGAACACGGAGGCCACCGATGCCCGACACAACGGGCACTCCGGGGTCGTGGCATGAGCAAGCCCATCCACATCACGTTCCCGCCCGACGAGCTCGCCGCCATCGAGGCCCAGGCGGATCGGGAACTCCGGACGGTCCAGAACCTCATCCGCTACGCCGTCCGCGCCCACATGGCCCGTATCCGAAAACCGCCCCAGAAGCCGACAGCCGACACATTCCCCGCGCGCCAGGGGGAAAACCCCGTGGTTGTACAAACAGAGGCCTCTGGGGGCATCCTGGCGAGGGCCCGGGAGGCCGCGAGATGACCGATTCTGAGGTCGAGCGCTCTGCTACCGCATATCTGCGCCTGAAACCTGACGTCCCGTTCTGGCGCTTCCTCGTCCTCTGGCACTCCGCGCGCAACCCGCGCCGGACCGCCCCAACCCATTCGGGCCCACTCAGCCACCGGGAGAGAAAGGAGGTACGTCTGCCGAAGCCCGGATCGCCGTCGCGATCCGCCTGACCCGTCACGCGAAAGGAGACCCGTATGGCGGCAATCATCGAACTGAAACTCTTGGTAAGGGACACCCGCGTAATCGTGCGCGCGTCCGTCACTCAGCCCGACCTATCGCAGGACATCACTATTCCCCATCTCGACATCTACTCGATTCAGCTGGCTGATCGCGACGGCGACCTAGTCCCGCTTCTCGCCGGAACGACGACCCTCGCGGACATCGAGTGTGCGGTGCGCCAGTGGGCGCAGGTCCGGGAGCGCCTCGAGAACATGCCCAAGCCGGTTCGCGCCGAATCGGTCCCGTTCTGAAAGGGGATGCCATGGACCCAGTAGAAACCGTAGAGGCCGTCGTGGAGGACGATCCCCACCCCAGGCCGGTCAAGGGCAAGAGGCCGACCGCGCCCAAGAAGAAGACCGAAGGCCCCGCCGAGTCGACAGCCCTCGTCCCCGTAGGGGCCGAAGGGCTCATCGCGATGGCCATCAACAAGGGGCTCCCGCTCGAATCCATGGAGCGGCTCCTGGCGATGCGCAGGGAGTTGAAGGCCGAACAGGCGAAGGAAGCCTACTTCGCAGATCTGTCGCGCTTCCAATCGCAGTGCCCGGCGATCATCAAGACGCGGGAGGTTAAAGACGGCAACGGGGACCTGCGCTACCGCTTCGCCCCCATCGACGCCATCGTTAAGGCGATCCAGAAGCCCCTCGAGGACTGTGGCTTCTCGTACACCATCAAGACGAGGCAGGACGCGACCTCGGTAACCGCCATCTGCGAGGCCCACCACCGGGAGGGGCACACCGAGGTCACGGAATTCACGATCCCTATCGACCCCAAAGCCTACATGAACGCGGCGCAGAAGGTGGCGAGCGCTCTTACCTACGCCAAGAGATACGCGCTCTGTGACGCCTTCGGCATCGTTTCCGCAGACGAAGACGACGACAGCGTAGCCTCCGGCAAGCCCGGGACCGCAAGGACCGCTCCGCGCAGGCACGCCGAGCCGGTAGCTCATCCGGCGGAGGAGCCCGAAGCCCCTCCCGAGGACCCGCCGGAAGACCCCCCTCCTCCCCCGAGACCCAAGAAGCGCCCCGACGATCAGCAGGAGGTAATCGACGAGATCATCGCGCTCACGCAAGCGCGGGTGACGAGCGACGGCGAGCGGATATCCATCCGCAACCGCATCCACGAGGCCAAGACCGTCGAGGCCCTGGTCCGCATCAAGGACGACCTCACCCAGAAGAAGACCCCGGAGGAGCGGATGGTAGCGCTCGCGAAGGAGATCGGGACGCTCTCGCAGGATCTCCCGACCGCCGGGGAGTACGCCAAGCGCTGCCTCGCCGCGAAGACCCCCGACGACATGTACGTGATCTACCGGGAGCTCATGGAGAAGGTCGCGGCGCCCCGGGGAGGGAGCACGCGCGAGCGCGACATGCAGAAGCTCGCCGACATGAAGGCCGGCGGCGGAAACGGGGCGAGCAAAGAGAAACCGACGAGCGCAGGGACCGTGCAGGGCGCACTGATCCCGGACGCCGGCGAATACGGTGACTGAGGAAGGGAGAAATCATGTCTGACAAAGCACAGAAGAAAGACCGGGGGCACCAGGTCTACAAGCTCGCCGACGGGACGCGGGTCCCCGGCGTGACCACGATCTGCGGCGTCATGGACAAGCCCGCTCTCGTGAAGTGGGCGAACAACCTGGGGCTCCAGGGGATCGACTCGGCGAAGTACGTCGACGCCCTGGCCGACTCCGGGACCCTGGCGCACTACATGGCGGAATGCTCGCTCATCGGCGCTGCGCCCGACCCGAGCTACCTCGACGAGTTCTCCAAGGTCGACCACGACCGCGCGGAGACCAGCCTCATCAAGTTCTGGGACTGGCAGAAGGCGCACGAGATCCGGGTGATAGGGCACGAGATGATGCTGGTTTCGGAGACGCTCCGGGTCGGCGGTACGTGCGACATCTACGCGGAGGTTGACGGGGTGCTCGCCCTCGTGGACTTGAAGACCTGCAAAGCGCTCTACGGAGGGGCCGACGAGAAGTGGACGCAGGTTGCGGGCTACGGCCTCATCCTCGAGGAGAAGGGCTACAAGGTGCAGGAAGAGTATATCCTCCGCATCGGAAGGGAGGAGAGCGAGGGCTTCGAGTACGCGCGGATGCCGGATCGGAAGGGGCACGAGGAGCGCTTCCGGCTCTGCCGGGAGCTCTACGAGATCAACCAGCGCCTGCGGAAGGCGGGATAGAGAAGTGGGTCCTGGCGAGCTCGCGGGTGAGTTGACGGTCCTCGGTGTCGCGGTGGCGTGGCTTGCCGCCCTGTCCGCCGCGGTGATCGTCGGCTCCCTTGTAGCGATGCTCGCCTGTTCGTTCTTCGGGGGCGGCGCCGTGCGCTTTACTCCTTTCCGCGCGGCTTGGCGGGCGACGGGTCCCGCACGCCCCCTTTCTTTCCGGGTAGGTATCCAAGCGGCGAAGGAAGCGGCCTGTAAAGCCGTGACAGCAGAAACCCCGGAGGTTCGAGTCCTCCCCTACCCATCCGAAGGAGGCAGGTCGTGAAGATGAAGGGCGCAGAGGTTCAGGGGAAGACGTCAGACGATCTTGCCCGGGCCGGAGAGGGCGAGACCGTGGAGATCAGCGCGCGGCCCTGCCCGTTCAGCGGCCGCCGCGTGCAGACCGTTGTCGATCGCTTCGGCAACGGCAAGAGCGACCCGCACTGCCGGGGCTGCGGGAAGAGGGTCCCCGCGTGAAGACCGCCAAGCGAGAGGACCCCTTCGCTATCGGCGCGCCTCTCCGCATCTGGGGGCGCGAGGGACTCTACAAGCTCCTTGGAGCCTCGGCCCTCGAAGGAGGCGGCTACCGCGTGTCCCTCGAGGACCGCGACGGCGAGGAGGTCGTGGAGGAGCTCTACTGCTACCAGGGTACCTGGCGGACGGAGCAGCTCGAGGAGGTGACGGAGGCCTTCGCGCCCGCGAACCCGGCAGCGGCCGCGGTAGCGGAGATCCCCGCCACGACGCCGGCGACGTCGAAGTGTCGCTCGTGCGGCGCCCCCATCTACTGGGAGCGTGGCGCGCGTGGCGGCATGGTGCCGATGGACCCCGGAGGAGCCTCCCATTTTCTGACATGTCCTCATGCCTCGCAGTGGAGCGGGAAGAAGAGGGCAGCCCCGGAGGCACCGCCAGCCGTGGCGCCAGAGCGCGAGTCGTACGACGAGCCCGACCGGGAGGGCCAGCTCGCCCTGTTCGACATCGACAGATAAGGAGGTGGACGTGATCCACATGGTTGACGCAGTCAAGCGCGCGGTACAGAGGCGAACCCGCAATCGCAGGCGCAGGCAACGCGAGAGGCTCGACGAGGCCAAGCGGCAGACGCCGGTACGGTGGCCCGCCAAACGTAGGACCCGCGTACGCAACCGCACGGGTCCGCGCGAGACGTTCGCCATGGCCATGAACCGCCTCGAGAAGCGGCGTCGCATCCGCTTTGGCAGCGGCTTCGGACACCAGGGATCAAGCCCGACGCTCAGCACCGGTCGGGCCAGGGCAGAGAGACGCCGGCAGCGGACGCACCGGCGGCGCATGGCGGCGAGATAGGCAGCGTAGGAAACCTGGGAGGGAAACGGCGTGGGCAGGAACACGATTTACGGCAAGGGCCTCGACGTACACCACGTCACGCCGATAGCGTCTGGCGGGGCCCACGAGTCGTCGAATCTAGTCAGCCTATGCAAGCGGTGCCACCGCCGTCGCCATACGGATCAGCAAGGAGCGCCCGCATGAGCCGACAGCGAATGGTTGACACGTGCTACTGGGACGACCCCTACATCATGGCGCTCGACCCGAGCGAGAAACTCGTGTTCCTGTACCTCCTCACCAATCCGTTGACCACGATCTGCGGAGTGTACGAGATCATGACGAAACGCATCGCCTTCGACACCGGCTTTGATCGCGAGGTTGTCGAGCGTATCCTGGAGCGCTTCGAGCGGGACGACCGATGCCTCTACCGCGACGGCTGGATCGCCATGCGGAACTGGATCAAGCACCAATCGCTCGCCCCGGGGGTGCAGGAAGGAATCAGGCGACAACTGGCCTTGGTACCCCGGGAAATGGCAGAATACGCCGCATGGGGTTCAACCCCTGTCGAACCCACACTTAACTTAACTAAACCTAATAGAGAGGGAGAGGTTGAACCCCCCCCGTTGGCTTCGCCGGATCAAGGAACGGAGGGCCCGTCGCGCGCCTCGACGTTGTTCTGCGCCCTTGGCGAGCTGTTTACGAAGCGGAACTCAAGGCGCCTATTCCTGTCGCCCGAGGACTACGGCGTGCTCGTCGGGATCGCTGATCGCTACGATGCCGATCGGGTGTGCGAGGGCTTCCGGAGGTTCCTCGCGAAGACCAAGGACAAGCCCGTCCACTGGTTCCTGGTCGACTTTGAGGCGAACTGGCTCCCCCCAGAGAGGCCGCGCCCGGTAGTCCGTCTGCTTCCCCCTGAGCCCCCGAGCGATCCCGCAACACCCGAGGACCTCGCGGGGCTCCACATAGCCCGGAAGAAGGAGGCCGCCCCATGACCGAGCGCCCTATCCTGTTCTCTGGCCCCATGGTGCGCGCGATCCTCGAGGACCGCAAGAGCATGACGCGGCGGGTAATCAGGCCTCAGCCGACGCGCATCGACCGCGACATGGAGGGCCAGTGGTCATGGCCGACGCCGCGGGGGATCGGGGAATGCGTCTGGACTCATCAGGCGAAGGACCCGATTTCGGCGTGCTACTGCCCCTACGGCATGCCTGGCGACAGGCTGTGGGTGCGGGAGACGTCAAGCGCAGAGCGGTACGGCGGTCTGTGGGGCGCGTTCGATCACGCCGAGGTGTGCGTGGAGTACGCTGCTGGCGGCGGCGCAGAATACCGCATGCTCGTCGGGAGGGACAAGGCTGCGTTCGTTCCGTGGCGCAATCGCCCCTCGATCCACATGCCCAGGTGGGCGTCGCGGCTGACGCTGGAGGTGCGAGAGGTCAGGGTCGAGCGCGTACAGGAGATCTTCCGCGAGGACTGCATCGACGAGGGGATAGACGTAGACGGCGGAGACGACCAGCATCGCAACCGGACGGCCCGGGAGAACTACCGAGAGTTGTGGGACACCATCAACGCCAAGCGCGGCTACCCGTGGGAGAGCAATCCCTGGGTGTGGGTGGTGCGGTTCGAGAAGGAGCCAACCCCATGACCGCGACTCACTCACGACTCATGGTCCCTGCCCGCTCAAGGCCCGAGATTCCCGGGGGAGACCGGGCCCTTTGTCTCGCTCGGATCCGCGAGCGCCACGAGCTGGACCTCTGGACTCCTCCGCCCATCGACATGCCCAGGGACCGCATGCCGAGCGTGGTGCCTGGGCGCGGCAACTGCCGCGGCACGCGATGCGGAGGCCGAAAGCGGGTACTCAACGCCGAGCAGGACCTCGAGGCGGTCGAGCTCCGCGACGCCGGCCTGTCGTACCCGGCGATAGCGCGGGAACTCGGATGCAGCAAGGAAGCCGCGAAGGCCGGGGTCAAACGCGGGAAGGCGGCGATGCAGTGAACGACGCACAGAAAGCTATGCTCGCCCTCATGCCTCGGGCGAAGAAGCACGGAGGATCCCGGATCAGGCTTGACGGCTACTGGTTCCAGTCTGAGCCCGAAGCGAAGCGGTACGGGGAACTCAAGAACCTCCAGGCCGGCGGCGAGATCCGGAAGCTCATCGTGCACCCCGAGTACGAGATCATGCGACCCCAGCTCGACCCACGCGGCGTGTGGATCCCCAGGCTCGGCTACACCGCGGACTTCGAGTACGAGGAGAAAGAGGAGGACGGCTCATGGCTCAAGGTGACCGAGGAGGTCAAATCTGAGGTGCGCTACGCATGGCACAGGACAAAGAAAGGCAAGCTCGGGAAGCACATCGCCTACAAGGGGGCGTGCGGCCCGGACTACGTGATGCGGGTCAACCTGTTCCGCCGAGCTCACCCGGAGCGGGTCTTCCGCGAGATGAGGATGGGGAAGTGAGCGAGTGCACGCTGAGGCGGGCTTTTTTCGCGACGCTCGGACTCCTGGCGCTCGTCGTGGTGGCGGTCGCTGCGGTAACGATCGCGGGCCTCGTGGTCTCGGCGCGTCCCGCGATCCGGTACGTCGACACGACTCCCTTGCTCCTCAACGGCTGGCCGGTGCAGTGGGAGGTGGGGCTTCTGGTCGGCGGAGAGCAGATCAAGGCCGTGGTGTATTCGGAACGCGAGGCCATAAGGCTCCGCGACGCAACGAGGAGGTAGGTCATGGCAAAGCGATGGTTTCGCTGGGTGTTCAAGGACGAGAGCGAAGGGGTCCTCGACAACAACGACAGGACCGACTGGGATCACGCGGTCTCCGTCACCGAGGTCCAGCTTGCCCCCTTCTCCGCTGTCGTGTGCGCGGAGGGGTCGAGGGACTGGGCCGTGGTGCAGAAGATGCGC